TATAATTTAGAAGAATTCCTTGATGAAATATTTGTCATGTGCGATGGAGATTGGAGTAAAGTTAAGTGTGTATTGAAGTTGATAAATTAATTTCTGATAAACACATTGATGTATTGTTTCGCCCTGATGTCTTTAAAAGATTCATCGCAAACTATAAGCGTGAATTAAAAAGACGTTGGAGAGAACAAAGACATTTATACCAGAGCGGTACAACAAAGTATGATTGGATGGTAGCTATTGGTGTTAATGTTGATATATTAAATACTAAGATTACTAATAACAATTATATTAAAAACACATACGACAAGAAATATTTTAATGTATATTCTCAAAACAATTGCCCCATATTTCCATAAAGGTTGTTTTTTTTTTGTGTCTCACCTTACCAGTAATATTCATTAGGTGTTACTATTGTTGCTGGACATTTATTTGATAGGAGGATGCATTAATGTGGCCCTTTGTGCTTAAAAGTTATATTGAAACTTGCCCACATTTGCTTTGGTATATTTATTCTGCAACTGTGATTATTTGTTGGTTCCTAATATTGCCAGCTATAATAAATAAGGAATATTCAAATATTTGTAGATTAAACACACCTGTAATTATTATAATAGCGTTGTTCTCATCTTTCTTTCCTGTTATTAATTTCGGAGTTATGCTATCCATTTATTCTATAATTATAGCGACTTTGATGGATAGATGACAAAGATATTTTCATAAAGGTTGTTTTGTATGATTTTGATAATTTTATTTTTTATAATATACTCTATTTCTGTCATAACATGCTATAATGTAATAGATATATTATACGGCAGTAGTGATGATTTTTGTCTTAAAAAGATAGTAGCTATATTTATTATTCATATTCCAATTTTAAACACAATGATTGCTCTAAGTTATTGGGCTTGGGAGGATGAAGACAAGTATGACTAAAGAAGAAATTAAACAAGTGTTGTTAGATATGGGAGTATTAAAAACACCATATTGTACATACTATTTTTATGAAATAAAACAGCAATATTGCTCTATTTGTGAAGATATGTATTCTGATGATAAATACTATGATTATGAGAAAGATTTAAATGAATTTGTAGAGAACATTGATAGTGATTGTGGTGGTGATTTAGATATGGTGTGGATTTATGACTAATATATTCTTGATAGCTGACACGCATTTTGGGCACAGAGGAATTGTTGAATTCTTACGAGCTGATGGTGTTACAAAAGAACGTCCTTGGTACAATGTAGAAGAAATGGATGAAGAGCTTATATCTAATTGGAACAGAGTTGTACGGCCTAAAGATAAAGTGTATCATCTAGGTGATGTTGTGATTAATAGAAGAGCTCTTCCTACTGTTGGTAGACTTAATGGGGAGAAAATACTAATCAAAGGAAATCATGATTTATTCAAACCAGAAGAATATCTAAAATATTTCAAGGATGTTCGTGGAAGTCATAAACTAGATAATTACATCCTAACACATATACCAATTCATCCTGACAGTTTAGCTCGGTGGACTAATGGAAACATTCATGGTCATCTACATTTTAATAATGTAAGGCTCCCAGATGGCAGCATCGATAAAAGATATTTTTGCATTAGTGTGGAACAAATAAATTATACACCAATAGCTTTTGAAGAACTTAAAACAATTCTTAAATATTAAAACTATTACACATTTTAAAGACATGAAAGTGGCAGTAGCAACACATCTTGGATAATATTTACAAGAATGGAAAAATGCGTAATAAAAAAAAACATTAACTAGAAAAATATTAAAATTATTATGAATAATTTAAAGATATTAGAAGAAGTATTAGCAAAAGATATAGATTTATACCCTGAAACTTGGAAACCTTCCTATATCAACGAAGAACCTGATTTTCGTAAGAATGGTATTGCAATTCGCCCATATAAAATAGGGGTATGTTTTGGAGTGAAAGGGTATACTAATAATGTTAATTTTGATTTCTCTTCAAGCTCAATATATAAAGCTTGTGTTAAATTAATAGATTTCCATAAAAATATCCAAAAACAAAAAGAAGAACAAGCTAGGAATGAAGAAGCGTTAAACATATTGAAATTATTTACAAAAATAGAAATAAATGTTTATAAACAATAAAGAACAAGAATTAATAGACGACGTAATGGATAGTTTAGATTTTCAAAAAATAGCTTCTGTTATGGAATATTTAAATTGGAAATGGGCTGGAAAAGAATTTCCTATTTCTTTAAAGACATTAAAGACAAGTGTTAGAACACGTTTAAAAGCTTTAGTTATTGAAAGTGCAAATAATAAAGAATTTTATATGGCTTCTGGAGGATTCTTTTACACAGCTTTTAGGAATAAAGAAAATGAATTAGAAGAAATTCATGTTAAATTTTGTATAGAAGACTATGAAGCTATTTCTTGTAATTGAATGCATGGCCTATAATCAATTTAAATTAACTATGTAATACCAACACATCACTTATGTTAAAAGAGGGCCGTATGAGCCCTCTAATACGTTTCTATAGGCATTTATATTGTTCTTGCTTTGTATTATATTCTAATTCGTATTTATCTAAACTATCTTTCCATTGTTTAATATTCCTAACTACTGATGTCATAGGAAGAGAATATTTATCTGCAATAGCTTCGTATCCAAAACCGTTTACCCTATCCTCACACATAGCTCTCATTATTTCTGGTGTTATTTTAGGAGGACGACCAAACAGCTTCCCTTCAGCCTTAGCTCTAGCTAATCCAGAGTTAGTACGCTCAATAATAATATTACGTTCTAGCTCCGCAGCAGCAGCCATTACAGTAATAATCATTTTACCCATCGAACTAGTAAGGTCAATACCATCAAATTGTAATACTCTAAGTTTAATCTTGAGACGTTTAAACTCATCGATAGTGTGCAAAATATCTGAAGCTGTACGTCCAAGCCTGTCTACCATTGTACATATGCAAGTGTCTCCAGCCTTAGCTTTCTCCATCATGGATGAGAAAGCAGGGCGTTCTAAAGCTTTAATGGAACCTGAAACACCCTCTTCAGCATACCATTCATCTACAGCATACCCTGCATTCGTAATTTCTAATTTTTGATTTTCTGTAGTTTGACCTTTTTTAGTTGTGCTGACGCGCAGGTATGCAAATATTGTCATGGAGTATTCCTATACATGTTTTATTCTGAAGACATAATTGTACGAATAATAGAATATTTCGTCAATATTTTTTATAAAAAATTTATTTTTAATTTCACATTTTTATTATTTTGCAGAAATTGCCATATAGAAAATATCGATAAGCTCATAAATTTTCTTGTGGATAATTATAAATAGCTAATTTTGCTTAATTTTTGTGCAGGATATACTTTTGTGTTGTTTTTTGGAAATAACGCTGCAAAGTCGTCTGCGGGGCTTAATAGGGTTTTCGGGGTTGATTTTAGACTTTTATATACAGCAAAATATCTAGGTTGTCAAGTGTTTTCTTTCACTTTTAACGATTATTTTGCTTGTAAGTGGTTGATTTACAACACTTTACCGAAAACAACCGTTTGTGGTAATGATTTAAAGTAACTTTTGATTGAATTTGTAAGGTATACCTATGTCAGAATGCTTCATAGGCTTTATTAGAGCGCTTACAGTGAATTATTTTGTGTTGGTAATAGGAGGGTACGCTTAAATGTAAAAACGCTGCTATGAGGCTGTAATTGATTTCTATTAGAAGTGCTTAATTTTTGTGCAACTTGTAAAATTACAAGTAATTATTGTATCCTGTAGGATACAGAAGAGAAGCACGCATGAAAACGTCGCCACTATTAGTTATCATATATGCTCTTATACACTACATATAGTAACGCATACACAAAATACTACTAGATATAGTGATATCACATATAATATGCAGTAACATTCATTAGCACTATACAAGCATTGGACACAACATCGGACACATGCACATATAACACACATCTTAACATACATATTCTTACGCATTATCATATAAACGATACCCTTACCTATAATTATTAGTATGTTATAAATGACGCGCAGATCGTATATGAATAGCAATAAAAAAAAATACCCGCACAAGGCGGGCTATTCTTCTTTTATTCTTTCTACAATATACCTATACGCGCCATATTCAGCATCTAATTTATCAGCTTGCAATGATGCTTTAAGCCTTGTTTTATATATTGTCTTTAGATAGTGTTTTATCTTAGTGTCATAAATTCTATACATATAGGATTATTCTTCCCAGTATCGAATAGTCATAACATTGCCTAATTCTTCATAATCCGTCACAAGCTTACAATAATATTCTTGACAATATTCTTTTAATTGTCCTCTATTAACTTTTACTGAATTATTATAAACATGCGCTTGCAGCATCTTAAACGCTTCTTTAGTAGTAAGATTTTGATCGAAGTAAAAGTTACTATTAAGCAACTCTAACCTGTCTTTATCATAGCATATAAAATAACGCTCTATATTGTTTTTCATAATTACCCCATAAATAACACATAAACAAATCCAGCGCAACTAACACATAATAATGCTATTGTCAAATAACACGCCATAAAAAATTTATCGTATGATTCTAATATTGCCATGTATCAATGTCCCAGCATTTTATTAATTTCAACCTCAAGAATAGCTGCCTTATTCCAACGATTCTCTATGATAGTATACTCTTGTATATATGTATTATACACTGCATTAATATATAAATACAATTCTTCTTCACTTAAATGCAAGCAGTTTAATGTATCTTTTTTAAAGGATGGAAATGTTTTAAACGTTTCACCCAGAATTGTTTTTACTCTCTCAATTGCGCCATTTTGCTTTTCTGCGATATGTATTTCTTCGCTAACACATTTATTAAATATCAATGTAAATGTATCATCAATTGATGGATATATGTTAAAATAGAATGGGGCTTTAATTTGCATAATTTAATTGTCACAGTAGATATCTTCAAAATAAGATTTTGCTTTTTCTACAATATCTTTCATATCTTTAGTTCTGTTCTCATACTGCATTAAAGCAAAATTTACAGAAATGACTTCAGGCTTTTGTTGAAAATCATGCCAAGATTTTGGGTGCAACTTTTGAGAATTTGATTTTATTGTCTCTCTGACTAATTTTTGAGTGATTTTCATTTTAAATTTACCTTTCTGATTAATTTAAACAATATAGATAGTATATACACGTTTATTTATTAAATCAAGAATTATTTTCACTTTTTAAAATTGCTTCTAAATCAATAATTTTCATTTTATAATCCTTTTATAAGTTAATTAATAAAACAATATCAAACAAATTTACGCCAACCATTTTTACAACGTTTGTCTCGTTTAAATCCAAGTTTTGCAGCTGCTATGATGACCAGTGCATCAAATTCAGGGAGTGGCGGTTCATGCTTGCACCACCTTCGCAAAGTTCGGCACGGTGCCTGGAACAAACCCAGCGACACGGAAAGAATGAAAACCGGCGGCACTTGCGGCGGCTTTCACCTTTTCGATGTTTTTGGCGGCTTTGTCAGTCACGGGGAAGCAAGCGAGTAAATCTTCCATATAGTCGCGGGTTTCGCCGCGCTTCAGTCCATAAATGAGAATTTCGGGTTTCATGTGTCAGTCCTTTACGTTTACGGGTTATTGATAGGTTCTATTATAACACAGTGGGTTTAATTGTCAAGCACTTTTTGACACACTGGGTAAAATTCCCAACTTGTACGCAAAAATCGCGGCGTCCCGTTCTTCTTTAAACAATATAACTATTATATACACGTTTATTTAATAAATCAAGAATTATTTTCACTTTTTAAAATTGCTTCTAAATCGATATCTGTTGTTATCATCTCAACATGCATTATGTATAATGTACACCACAAATCAATCTCACCTTTTTCGAATTTGTTGTAATTTTCCGCGGAAATTTTATGACACTCAAATGCTTTTAATTGTAGCACCTGAACATCGATTCTACCTAAATCATCGCACGAGTTTAACAATATATCATCACGCGTACAATTAAATTCTTCTTGCAATTTTTGTAATAATTTTGTTATTGTGCTTGCCTTTATGTCAATCTTTCCCCATTCATGTAATGTTTCACCGTAGCAACCTTCCAAATATTTATCTTTTTCTGAGATAGCATGGTAATCATTTATTACATAATATTTAATAGCCATGTTATAGCCCCCCTGTTTTAATAATATAAACCACCACAACAGGCACAAAAATTATAGCACCAGCAATCATCCCTTCAAAGAATGTTTTAATGTTTTTCATTTTTAAATCCATATTTCGTAGCAATGAATAATTCTTTACCAGTCAATTCTCGATTAGCACTTATTTGATTTGCTTTTTCTCGAATATATTTGCCAGCAATAGCCTCACAACACAATTTTTCTACGCTTGTGTGACACGCTCGCAGTTCTAATTGTAAATCATTATATAAATTAATAATGATACTCATGTCGACACCCCTTAAAGTTAATCATTCAATACAGAGTATTATATATAAAATAAACACTAATGTAAACAATATAAGAATTATATCACAAATTTAGCGTTGTTTTACATACGTACTTCTATTGTAAACTTCATACATCCGTTTGTATATTCTATATAATAACCAGTATCGTACAAAGAGCTTCCGCAAGATTCATCAATTTTTCTTAATTTTGTTTTTTGACAAAATCCAAATTCGTATCTAAAATCTTTGAAATTTGTTGAAGTTATTTTTCTGCCGCAAATATTTCTCATAAAGAGAAAACAATCATAATTTTTAAGATAAAAATTAATATTATTTTTCATTTCATTACCTTTCTAATTAATATAAACAATATAGATAGTATATACACGTTTATTTAATAAATCAAGTATTTTCTTTATAAATTCCTTTATCATTCTCATTTTTCCATTCCTTGCAAAAAAGCCTTGACAAACTTTTAAATTGCACTATTCCAGAATGTTTTGTGATGACAACATAATAAGCACCTTGTTTTTTAATTTCGTAGAATTCTTTATTGTCAAGCATTTTCTTTTCCTAAATTTACATTATTTAATACTAAAATTCGATAATTTTTCGCAGTAATTCTGCGCGTGTTTTTGTTTTATTCGCCATTCTCTTCCTCTTTTTTATCAAAATCTTTTAATTCCATGTCAAGCAAATAATGTTTTATAAACATTGGTTCTATTGTATAAAGCAATTCTGTGAGATTTTTAAGAAAATTAAAATAGTCCTTTTTTTCAACTAAACCACCTTTATTAATCTCAAACAATTGCATTAAATACTCACGTATTAAATGCAATTGTTTTTGTTGGTTATCAATAATGCAACGCTTCGCTTGTTCTTCAGTTGAAAATAAATCATTACAATTATTAATTTTATATATAATAAATTTTTTCATTTTAATAATTCCTCAATTCGTTCTAAAAATATAATATCCTTGATTGTCTCTTCCATTCCTTCTCGATAAATTGTTTCTATTGAATCGTATGAAATTATACGATATTTATTTCCATCGAAATCAAACGTAAAATCGTCAAAATTATTGGCACCTTCTAAGTCGATCAGCGCAATATATAAATCATCAATATCAAAATCTCCTATATAGTGATGCTCTTTAATAATCGATGATAAAATTGTTATTGTATCGTCATCTATATTATCGTTTGAGTAATAATTTGATAAACCTGCTCTAATATACTCTGTTATTTCTGTTACATTCATTTTTTAATTTTCTCTCTCTATTTATTAATAATCTTGCAATAATTCCCTAATATTATCAATTTCTTTTTGTGTAAACACTTTTAGTAACTGTTTACCAATGTTGCAGCATTGTTTATATATGTTGAACGCGTGTATCGAATCGCTATCATATCCAAAATTACTACACCAATTTTCAAAACTCTCATCAAGCGATGTAGCATCCCAAACCAAACTATGTAAAACATCTGAATTTTTAGGTCTAACAGGCCTAGAAACCCCATATTTAAATTGTTTGCGAAGCCCGACTCCGGTGAAATAATTAAACATTTCCATCGCGTAGCCATTATTTGTTCTAATTATCACGTTCCATTGGTCGACAAAACTTTTCTTATCACCCCAAGGTGAAGGCACTTCACCAACAAAATATATCTTTATTAAATCTGTGTTATCTATATCTTCAATCGAATTAAACATTCTTATATCCTCTTAAAATTAAACAATACAAACATTATATACACTTTTATTTATTTTGTAAAGAATTATTAACATAATATAAAGCATCCCCATTTTGTTTTACAGCTTCTAAACATATTTCTTCTGTTTGTTCCTTAACATACCATAAAGCATAACCATTTTGTTTAACAGCTGCTAAACATATTTCTTCTGTTTGTTCCTTAACATACCATAAAGCATAACCATTTTGTTTAACAGCTGCTAAACATATTTCTTCTGTTTGTTCCTTAACATCCTTTAAAGCATAACCGTTTTGTTTTACAGCTTCTAAACATATTTCTTCTGTTTGTTCCTTAACATGCTCTAAAGCATAACCGTTTTGTTTTACAGCTTCTAAACATATTTCTTCTGTTTGTTCCTTGACATCCTTTAAAGCATAACCATTTCGTTTAACAGCTTCTAAACATATTTCTTCTGTTTGTTCCTTAACACACTCTAAAGCATATCCGTTTTGTCTAACAGCTGCTAAACATATTTCTTCTGTTTGATTCTCAACATACTTTAAAGCAAACCCCTCTTGTTTAACAGCTGCTAAAGCCTCTTGTTCATTAGTGAAATATTTCATTTTTTAACATTCCCGTTTAAATTAAACAACACAAGTATTATATACACGTTTATTTAATAAATCAAGCATTATTCAATTTATTTCTATGTTTATGAGAAGCACCAATTTTAGCCGCGCACATTGTCACAGCTGCTACAGTGCGCCCCAATTGTCTAGCACACTCAACCCTGCCAAGAATTTTATAATTTCCTTTCAAGAAAATTATCTCATCATCTTTCCATTTTGTGCTATTTGTTAAATTAACAAAATTTTGACATTTTCCTGCTTTTCGCATCGCATTGCGCTGGTTTGTTAATTTTTCAATCGCGCCAATTTGCATTAAATAATGTGGCAAATTATAACTAGAAAGCCAATTTTCTAGCATACTGATATCGGTGCGTAATAATTTAGCAGCGTGCTCATTGCTGTATTCAATTTCAGAAATTAATTTTTGAAGCTTTTTACTAAAATCTATCATTTCATTTTCCTTTGTTTTGTCCAAAAAGGATCAAAAGCGAATGGGCATTCGTACATCATGCGCCCGTCAATATTGCTTATAAAAGTACTTCGTGCTTGGTTTTTGTGCCGCTTCAAAATCTCGCGGGTTTTTTGTGTTGCTGGAAAGTAAAGATCTGACTGCCAATTACTGCACTCAATACCCGCTGCAATCAAGTCTTCATAAATTGTCATTTTTAGTTCCTTTCAAAATTAATTAATAGAGTAGATATTATTACATACAGAATAAATATGTACAACATATTTTTAAGAATTTATGAAAATAATTTATAAAATGTTATCAATAAATACATAAAACGATTTAAACGGCCCATATTCAATTTAAATATTTACCCTAACCCTACTATTAAATTTATTTTTAAATCGATTATAGAGCGTTTTGACAAGCCTATTTTAAGTATGTATTGTATAAATTACATTTAATAATTTTCTTGACAAAATGCGAAATATATGATGCATGCAAACTATAAGCGTGTGTCCCGCCAGGGACCATGCAAACTATAAAAATAGTTTACACAAATTTAAAATTGTGTGTATAATAGCTGCATTGATACAACAAACTATCAATATGACAATTTAAGCAGCGACGAGAGGCGCAACCCTGCTGGGTGCGCTTGACTACAATCTTTAGCGTTAAGTATAAATTTAATGTTATTTTTTGAATGTAAGTAGCCCTTGCGCGTAATATTTATACGTTGATTTTTACGTAGCTACTGTTACGCCTAAAATTATTTTATTGCTTTATTAGCAAGATATTGTAATATCGATAATATTAATAAATTATTAATGTTTCATTTTTGGAAACGTTTTTGCTTATTTTGATATTACTAAATTTGGATACCAAAAATCCTATAAGAAGGTTTAAAAAATTCGGGTGAAATCTAGGAAATTCCAAATTCCTAGAAATGCTGAATTCCAAAATTCAAAATGGTAAATTTTCTTAAAATTTAAATTTATGAAAAGCCACATAATGTAAAATTCCGTGGCCAAATTTGGAATTATTTTCAAATCCTTGTTTGGATTTCATTTTTAAATTATTTAAAATTCCAAAATTAATATTTAGCAAATTTACTTAATATCAAAACGTTTATCTAGTGCTTTAGTATAATCTTGTAATAGATATATTTTATATTTTTCTTTACAATCATTCCAAGATGCTTTGACATTAATGTTCTTCTTTTTAGCATTAAACAAAACAGCAGAATAACGGAGTTTACAGAACTCGTCGGCTAGCTCTTTTTGTGTTGAACAGGTGTTGTTGAGATAATTATATGTACTAGCCATAGATTCCATAAGATAATTGAATCCTCTTATATATGGCTCAAACAAAAACCTATCGTCTGGAAAATAATTTAAATACTCTTCATGTTCTCCTGAAATAACTAATTGGCATATCCTTTTCGGTGAAATACCTTCACCCTTCATATGATGTACAGCTACATAAGTTGGACTTTTTATTTTACAGATAGGAACACCATTTTGATATAACACATACCCTTCATCAAGGTTTTTTAATGTTTTAACATGATTTAAACATTCGTCTATTGATTTAAATATGTATTGTTTTGGGATAATAGCGCCTAAATCTTCCCAGATAAAATCTAAATTCCAATATTCCCCAGTTTTTATATCTCTGGATGTCAAATAGTATAAACTACACCCATCGTACCGTTTAATCACTCTATTTTCTGGACTAACTACTTCCAATATGTGAGTATCTTTCTTTGAAAAATGCTTTTCACAGCTTTCTTGGAACTGTTTCTCAGACCAATTTAAAGATTTCAATACAAGCTCTTTATAAGTAATATCAAATCCATTTACCGTTGTCTCTGCAAAAGCTGTACCTCTTGTGGATATTCTCCACTCATTGCCCCAATGGTAGATTTTAATTAAACTTCCGTCAATTTTCTCAAAACACTTTGTATTAGAAAAATATAACCCATTTAATGTCTCTGATTGTTCCCCATAATTAAAGAACCTATCAAACCCTCTTGATACAACATTATAATTTTTACTGTCAAGAATAAGCCCCCTACATTCCATAACAATTGGATGTGTTTTTGGGCTGTGAATTTGATCATAATTTAAAACAAGCAAACCCTCATCATATTGTTTCACTTTAATATGAAAGTTATCCTCTAAGGTTTTTATTCCATGTTCTTTTAAATATTCAATTGTTTTCATGTATTTTGAGCTTTCCATTGTTGTGCGTATAATTTATACCTCTTGCCATACCCTCTTACCCACTTCCGTACTTTATTCCTTTTTCTGTTCTTATGATTACAATAATATTCTGCAAATCCATTAGGCATACAGAACGCTATTGTACCTCCAGACCAGCTTTTTATTTTGTTCCTAGATTGATAAATAGAACATTCTACATGATTAGAATTAGCATAATTTACACCGTATTTAATAGCTTGCTGAAGTGTGGTAAAAACTTTTAAAGTTCCATTATTCGTTCCTGACACAAACACCTCATATTTACACCTTACTGGGAAGATAGAATTATTTGCCCTACCTTTATATTTTTCTTATCCACACCTCCAAGAATAGATAGTTCTCTTCTTGAAAGAAATTTTGTCATCTCAATATTCTTATAAACCAAACCCGCTCTAATTTCATCTTCTGCTCCGTCTTCCCTAATAATTTTTACATTTTTATTATTGTCATACGAAATAATGGAAATTTTTTCTGGTGTTTCTGAATATAGATTTGTGTAATAAGTTTTCTTATTCATATTTTGCTTGCCCTATTTAGTTTATTAACAATTTCTATTACAAACATTTTTGCATACGGATTCTCAACCACTTTATTATATCTCATAAAATGTTGGTTAAAATCACATTTAGCATCACTTACGGAAATTCCAAGAGTACTGTGACGTTGTCCATTCTGTGTGATAGAGTAAACAAGGTATCTTCCATTTTCTACCTGTGGAATGTAGCTGGCAACACAATGATGCATAGTCATACCTTCTTCTACAATAGCTAAAGGTGACTTCAATAGATGAGCTTCAAAACCATTCTCATCTTGAAAATATGTAGATGTTAAACTCTTAAGACAATTTATTTCTTCATTAGAAAATCTTCTTTTATTGTACTCTTTAGAACATATGTCATGCTCTTCTTTTATTCTTCTATAGCTTAGTTTATACAACCTTTCTGTATCTCTCCCAAGTAATCTGAAAAGGTTTAAAGTATCAGTAAATATTTGTTTTTCTTCGTAAAATAACTTACCCCACTTACCTTTACAATGTAGACTAATCCATTTTAAAACTACAATATCAACATCATAATTATTTTTCAAAACAGTGGTAGGTAAGTAGCAGTATTCGTTTAGGAATTTAAAACTACTGCCACACCTTGTATTACTTAAATACGCTGACATTAGCACCTTGTTTTTATTTAAAGAGTTTTTAGCAATAATTTTCCAGTTTGGGATACTTTCTTTTAACTCTTTAGGGCTTTTGCCAGTAATTGCAATAATAGGTAGTACGTTGAAGAGACCGTCGCTGTACGCTTCTTTAAGTGTTGAATAATTTTTATGGACACTTTCCAGTAATAAATTATCCATTTTATACTTGTTCCAACTAATCTTTCTAATTATATCAATGTGAGGAACTACAAAAACTTTATATTGAAGTTTTTTAAAAGCTGCAAAAGCTCGATAATGTTCCCTTGAGATAGGTAAACTTAGGCCCATACCATAAACCCATGTTATGCAACTCTTAGTATTTTGATAGTTCGTGAATTCATGAATAGTTTTTCCATCTTGTAAAACTACAATACTTCTTCCTCTTACATCAAATGTTATTTTCATATTTTGCTTTCAATTCTTTAAGTAACCGTCGTTCACGTACCTCTTCAATACTTTTCTTATTTTTCTCAACTCTTAATCTATGTATGTATTCCTCATCAGTCTCTAATACATCCCAATGCACGGGAAAATAGAAAGAATGGTTATCACTATCTCCACCAATTATGGCAGAGTCTGGAATATTATAAGTAGCTAACATCCTTTTAAATTCCCCAACGCTCATATTGCTACACTCTATACTCTCATATTTATTTATATATTTCTTTAGCATCATACTCTCCTTTTGTAAGAAAATAGTTTATATATTAACAAACAAACTATCCACTGTCCATTTTTTCTTCCTTAATATTTCAGCTATTTTTACACTACATTTTCTATATAATTTTAGAATGGCTACACATTCAGAATATTCTATATCATAAATACACGCCAATTCTTTAACGGTAAGGGTAGAAAATGTTGTCAATAATAAATATATTCCACTTTCTGAAATACGTGTTCCACTTTCTACCTCCTGTGCTATAATTTTACTCACCCATTTAGGCTTTAAACGTTGCCTGCATAAATATGTGTAAGAATATTTGTTGTCATATGTTTTATGATGTGGGTTTGTTATTTTTGATTTTTTCATAAACACTTCTCCAAAAATACTTCCTAAAAGGGATAATTATAGCATGTTACCTACATTATATGAACAAGCATTTGCAAAAATAACCAGAAACAAAGAGTTGGTAAGACTCTCTAAAGTTGCTTGTTTAAATTAAAACAAGCAAAAAGCTGTAAGGTATGCTATAGTGAAAGCTGCTGCATATATAAGGTATTTGATTGAAAACAATTAATAATATTTAAAGGATAAAATTATGAATATATTTAAAATTTGTGGTTATTCAACGCACGCAGTAGTTGTACCTTCACAATCTCACTTAGGTAAAGCTAATATAAAATCTGTTAATCCAGAACAAGCACATTTGTTTCGCATGATAGATAGTCACGGTAAGTGTCAAGAAGTTGATATTAGAATGATGAATAGAATTGCTATGCAAAGAATTGAACAGCAGCGCAGAGATCGGATTCTTAGTACGTTTTTGCAGGGAATGAATGATGAGTGACATTTGCACAGAAGAATTGTTTCTTAAAGATGTAAAAGAACACGTTATTGAAATAATCAGAGATGACGGCGTGCATCGACACATTAGATTCAAAAAGACTGGAACTGGTTGCATGCATTTCGATTTGATCACATGGCCAGGCTACTTATGTTACACTGGCGACATGGGAACATACGTATTCACGCGACTAATGGACATGTTTGAGTTTTTCAGAACGGATAGAAGAGACGAAAACAAATTAGGCATAAACCTCGGTTATTGGTCTGAAAAACTGATCGCAGTAAACAGCAACGGAAGATTCGGCGGTTCTGCTGAAGAGTTTTGCGAAGATAGTTTTAGGCGCGCAATTAATGAGTACCGAATCGAGTGGATGCGGGAAGGTTTTGAAAATGGAACGCTTCGTAAAAAGGAACGCAGAGAATTATGGGAAGCAGTTGATTGGCAAGTTTTAGATGAGATTGATAACGGGGAACTTTCTGCATTACACGCTGCACAAGATTTTCGTTACTTTATTGGAAAAAATGAAAAACCTTATGAATTTACTGATTTTTTCGAACACAATTTTAAAAAATATACGTTTCATTTTATTTGGTGTTGCTACGCAATAGCTTGGGGAATATTGAAATATGATGAGTTTAAGAAATAAATGATGAAACTGATTACTTACAACAAAGGTAAGGGATTATTTTGGATTCGATTTACCTTTTTAGGAAATAGAGGCTTTTATATTAAAGATACTGGAAAGTTACGGTTAACTTTCTCAGAACGTAATGCAAACAAGTTTGGTTTTTCTATACGTAATTTTTATTTTAGTTTTTTAAGTGGTTATTAAATAGAGGTGGAAAATGGAAGTATTGATTTATAAAGATAATACAAACGTTTTTGCAGGGTATGAGTAATGCAAATATTTAAATACTTTACAGTTTTTATAATTTCATTCTTTTTATTCGCATGTGGAGATACCTAATGAAACATAAACATTACGAACTAATAATAGCTTTTGCTAACGGTGAAGAAATTGAACTCAAGAGTGGTGACAAATGGTTCGCTATACGGAACCCATCTTGGTTTGATAATATTGAATATAGAATCAAACCAAAAGAGCCTAAAAAAGTTTCTATGTGGCAATTTGTTTGTAAGGACTCGTGTGGGTACTGGTTATCACAAAGATTCTATACTTCAAAAGAGGAAGCTCAAAAATCTAGGTTATCCCATTGCGAGGTGTTATTTAAATTAGAATCCTCCCATATTTTAGTAGAAGAGGAATAAATGACACTATACCAACTTATCACTTTAATCAGGGAAACACAAGGACACACAAATAAACTCACACTTATGCGTCAGCATAAAGATAATGAACTGTTTAAAAATTACATGCAAGCTGTGTATGATCCCACTTTAAATTACTATCTTACTAAGCTTCCTAAGTATGATAAAACTCTAATAGAAAAAGAAGTTGCACTTGAGTTCACTCAAGATACTTTGAGTTCATTAATGAAGCTTGCTACAAGACAAATTACAGGTAATAAGGCTAAACAATTTTTGTCCAAGTTACTATGTTATTTGAATGATGAAGGTAGGGAGCTAGTTGGGTATATTATCCGCAGGAATATAAATGGAAATGTCGGTGATGGTATGGTGCTTAAAGTATGGCCTGAGCTGTTCTTTATTCCTCCATATATGCGTTGTTCTTTATTGAATGAGAATACAAAGAAACATTTCTCTTCTTTGCCTAGATTTTATGTACAAGAAAAAGTGGATGGTTCTTTTATATACTTAATTGTGCCTGAAAACAGTCCATCAGAGGCTCTTACAAGAGCAGGAAATGTATATCCTCATTGGTTCTCTTCTATGTTAATTAAGGGTGAAAAAGTAAATCATTGGGGTAAAGTTCTAATTGGGGAATGTTTAGTTTACAACCAATTCAATATTTTGCTACCAAGACAAGAGGGTAATGGGGTTTTAAATAGTATTCTACATGGGGGATTAAAAGAGGAGTTTGAAAATTATAGATTTTTAATGGTAGTTTGGGATAAGGTTACTATAGATCAATTTTATAATGGTTACTCAAGTATAGCTTATAAGTTTAGGTTTGATGGGATTAGGCTTGGGGATAATCCTAATTTAATTAAAGTTAGTTCATATCAAACAGATAGTCTTGAAAAGGCTTTTAACATTTATTCTACATATACTTCTTTAGGTAAAGAGGGTGTAGTTATTAAAGACCCTGACAGTGTTTGGAAAGACTACACATCACCTTATAATGTTAAATTAAAACTAACGTTTGAAATAGATTTAGAGGTTATTTGCACATATGAAGGTCAAGGTAAAGCTGCTGGTATGTTAGGTGGATTAGTTGTACAATCAAAAGATGGTAGAGTAAACTGTTGTGTTGGGACAGGGTTTACTGATAAAATACGTAAAGAATTATGGAGCAGCAAAGAGGACATTATTGGTAAAATTGTCACAGTTAAAGCGAATGATGTTATAACTGATAAAAACCAATGGAAAACTAAAAGCTTATTTCTACCAGTATTTGTAGAGTTACGTAATGATAAAACTGAGGCGGATAGCTTTGAGCATATTATGAATCAATTAGAAGCTGCTAAACAAGGAAAATAATGGGAATATAATCGCATACTTAATTAGATATCATCATTTAAATACTTAAATGATGGCAGAAAAATTAAATGTAAAATTCCACACTATGATTGATCTTAAAATACAAGAATCAGAAATATCTTATGATATACTTAATAGGTGCGCTAAAGCGTTTAACATGAATATTACAACAGTTATTGCATTAGAGCGTATCTTAAGAGAATATAAGTTTTGTAATGAAGGGTACTATTAGAACTATGACAACATTTAAACCATATCCAAGTATTTCACAATTCAGAAATGTTATTAAAAGGGTTGTAGATCAGGCTCAGTTTGTAGCAATAGCACCGCCAACACTTACATACAAAGGTACCGTAAAGCTACACGGAACTAATGCCTGCATTCATAAAAGTAAACAAGGAGAATATTCTTTTCAATCAAGGAATAGACTTATTACTAAAGAATATGATAATTGTGGATTTGTTCATGAAATGTCTCAGAAACCTTTAAAGGAATTGTTTAAAGGTTTTGATGGAAAAGATGTTTACATATATGGAGAGTGGTGCGGAACAGGTATCCAAAAGAACGTAGCTATTTCACAGCTACCTAAAATGTTTGTAGTTTTTGAAGTAATTGTGGACGGTGTTAAACTTGTACAAATTGAAAATATTAAACTTCCAGAACATAGAATTTTTAATGTAAATCAATTCCAAACATTTACCCTTGATATTGATTTTAACAATCCACAAAAGGTTCAAAATAAGTTGATTGAAATAACTACTCAAGTGGAATCTAAATGCCCTGTAGCAGCTTTCTTTGGTGTAGAAGGGATTGGTGAAGGTGTTGTGTGGAGTCTTGCTGAAAGTTGCAGTAATTTTAAAATAGGTGACAGCGAATTAACTTTCAAAGTGAAGGGAGAGGAACATTCAACAACTAAAGTAAAAACATTAGCTGCGGTTGATGTAGAACTTTTAAATTCTATTGCAGATTTTATTGATACTGCAGTTACAGAGCAAAGATTACAACAAGCTATCTCTTATATGAAAGAAATGCAGATTAGTATTGACAGTAAAAATACTGGAGAGTTTGTAAGGTGGGTTTATAGAGATATTATGAAGGAAGAGTCAGATGTGATTGATAGCTCAAACTTAGATACTAAAACGTTAGGATTTCATATTAGTAAACATGCTAAGTTTTGGTTCTTTAAATATTTGGAGCAAAGTAAATGACAACACTATACAAAAAAGAAATACGTGGCAAAAGTGTACGCTATATTCCTTTTAAGGAATACGATGAAGCTCTGGTAAGTTCTTTGCCCGAAGGGTATCATTTAGTTTGCGTGACTCCTGGCTTTAGAAGTACCCTCCATAATGTAAATCCCGATTATGCTTCTTTATTGGCTGTTGGACGCTCTAAAGCGCTTGATGTACTGGTAGAGGCACTTCTATCTGCTTCTGAACTACACCCTAGAAAACCTTTGACAGATGTACAAATGGAAGCTTATAATAGATTTGTAGATACAATGCCAGAAGATAAGTATTATTTGGAATATAATAGTTATTACAATATTGCAGAAGCTGGACTAAACGCTCTTATTGATGAGGCTAGGAAACTGAAAGAAAAATAATAGTTTTTGAAGGATAATTTATGGAAAAATCTAAATATGAATTCCACTACCCAAATGGTGAATTAGCTGGACGAATTAATGCTGGATTAATTGAAAGTAAAAGAATTGGTGACTACACTCTAAAAGAGATTATCAGAATTCATGAACATAAACTAATTATTCATGAAGATATTGAAAAAGAAACTGACTTAGCAATGTTACCTCATTATGCTAAGATGCTTACACATTATGAAAGAAAGCTACAAGTATTGTGGGGTTTTCCTGTAGATAATAGATTTCATCGTTTCTGGAACACACCAAGATGTGCATGCCCTAAACTAGATAATGAAGATAGGTACCCTCATGGGTATTACATCCGTAATTCAGAATGCCCTTTACATAAAGATGAATAAAAAATTTACCCTCTTTTTAATCTTAATATTAGTATCTTCAAATACACTTTCTAAGTCGCATAAAAAGAAGATGTATTCTGAAGAACAATGTTTGGTTTCTGCCATTATTTATGAAGCAGGAGGGGAGGGTATTAAAGGTATGAAAAGTGTTCTGCAAGTTATTCGTAATCGTGCTAGAATACGTAAGCTATCTGTATGCCAAGTAGTTTTTGAGCCTAAACAATTTAGTTGGGTTGGTAAGAAAAAGATAGTTAAAAAACTTACAGAAGAAAACTTAGAGTTGTTGAGTATAGTAGAAGAAATGCCAGATTTGTTTGGTAAAAATTCAGATAAAATAGAATACTTTCACTCAACTAAAATAAACCCAAAATGGACCAAAACTCTTAGCTATGTAGGAAAGATTGGTAAACATAGATTTTACAAAAGATAGATGAATTAGAGAAACAAATTAAACACTTTGAAAGGTAATAAAATGACTAAAACAACCGTTGAAATTATCACTTACGAATACTAAAGTTTATGGATTATTGGAAAGATAAGTATTGTGAAGTTTGTGGAGCTGGTGCTGTAATTCGTTCTGCTATTGGGCATGCATGTCCTAGATTATGGTGCTGGGAAATATTAGAACGCGCTTATGATAAGAAAAGAGCAGATGCTGAAAAAGAAGCCACTTTATTTGGTTTTAGAAAAACTGGTGGTGCATGGGATGATGCAGTAAACAGGGCGATGATAGGGTATAAGTATAATAATAATAATTTACAGAAAAGAGTTTGATTCTTATTTATGTGCTTTAATACATCTTCGTAACGTTATGGTACTTGGAAAATATTAGTTATATAAATGCTGTTTAAAACAGACTCCTATAATTTAATTTAAACATATTATGAATCCATCTCTATCATTAAAAGTTTGTGAAGTTTGCGGTGATAATGTTGAACGTTATTATGTTTCAGGTTTTCAATGTCATAAAAGTGAGTGCGCAAACATATTACAATTTAAATATAGCAAAGAATATTTAAAAGGTTACTTAGAAGCAAATAATATAGGTTATAAGTTATTTTCAATACAGGATAAACTTAGAGAAGATTGCAAGTTATGTGAGATAAATAATGTATAATAAAGAACAAACACAAGAGAAAAAGCTGTTAGCTTTTAAATTAGAACTAACAGAAGTAGCTTCTCTAAGTCAACCAGCAATTTATCATACAATTGAGATGACTTATTGTAATCAAGATGATATTAGGTTATTGGTTGATAAACTATTATGTAGTTTGAATTAAATTTTAAGGAAAATAAATGAGCATTGAATACAGTAATTGTATTATGTACGGAAAAGAATTCCCATCTTTTGATGCAGCTTGTGATTATCTTTATAAAGAGGGCCTGCTTACTGATAGTGAATACACTAAAGCAATATATTATAGAGGAATTGATAATATTGATTGTATTTGTAAGAATAGTTATACAGATGATGGGGTGGTTATAGGGCAAATATTTACAGCATCAGAGTTGTTTGACTTTTCAAAAAATCTTTTGAGTAAATTTACAAATTATACTGATACAAAATTAGGGGCTGGTTGCAGAATTCACGAATTTGTAAGAGTTTGGTAGAAAGAATAGCATGAAAACTAAAGAAATTAAAACAGCAAAGTATTTAGGATATTCTTATAATTGTTTGACAAAAAATAGAGTGTACAAAGTTTTGAATGAGACTATAGATGGAAAATACGTTATTTTTAATGATGCAAATCATATAGTATTATCAGATATAGCTAATTTTATAACACAAATAGAAAAAGTACCTATCTTAGAGGTAGAACTGAAAACAGGTAACATGGGTTTTAGATTTGGAATAGCGTACAACGTTATTTATGAAGAAGATAAATTTTATGCAGTGTCTGACGATTATGGGTGTTATAGAAGGGTTTCAAAAGATTATTTTGTAAAGAAGAAAACATATTCTGCACAAATTTCTATTTTTGATAGTAAACGCCCTGGTTCGTTCTGTTTAGAAAACTTATCAAAGAGTGATTTAATAGAGGCAGCAACAGAATATCTTAATTCAGAATTGGAAGATTAATGTCAAAAATTATTGTAGAAGGTAAAGGTGGAATTTACGCTAAAGTATTAGCGGATAGTGTTTCATCTGTCGGAGTTCGTCTTATGACATTTGAAGTTGAATTTCCAAGGTATATTCTTAGTGAATATAACACACACAGGATGTTTTCACGTAATGCCGCGTCAACTAGAGCCATTCCTATTCTCAAGATGCTAGAACAAATAGCAGAAAGTCCAGCTATGCCGATATATTATGGCAAGAATCAAACGGGAATGTCTGCAAAGGAAGAATTGTCAATAGAAGATGCTGAGAAATGTAAAACTATCATTGATGAGATGCGTCTTTATTGCACAGAAAAAGTTAAAGAGTTACATAGTATTGGATTACATAAACAACATGCTGGAAGATATATTGAACCTTGGCAAATGGTAAAAGGTGTTGTGTCCTCTACAGAATGGGACAATTTCTTCTGGTTGCGTAACGATGAAGCAGCCCAACCAGAAATAAAAGAACTAGCCCGTTGCATGCAAGAAGCTAAGAATCAGAGCATACCTGAAAAGTTATATCCTGGAGAATGGCACCTACCTTATATTGAAATTGATAAGGGCTGGTGTGGTAATTCTCGTACATATATGATTAAAGAGGATGCAGATGGAGACTACAAGCAACTTACACTAGAAGAAGCTATTATTGTAAGTTGTGCTAGATGCGCTGCGGTGAGTTTTCGTTCCACAAACTATAACTTAGAAAAATCAACCAATATTTATCAAAGATTGGTTGGGGATGAAAAAAAACATAGCAGTGCACTGGAGCATTGTGCCACTCCTGTATCAGGAAATGCCAGTTTGGATACAAACGGTGTGACAGCATTTCACAATATACTAGGTTTTATGTCTGGTAACTTATCCGGATGGATACAGTACAGACAATTGATAGAGGGTCATACTTATTATGGTAACTTTAGCAGAAATTAATAAAACTTTTTACTATTCTGAGGATAGTCCTAGCAAACTTAAGTGGAAACTAGACAAATTTACTGGAGGTCATAGAAAAACACACTCCGTTGTTGCGGGAAGCAATGCTGGCGGTTTAAATCTACAAGGTTATTACGAGGTCAAACATAATGGGAAATCTTACAAATGTCATAGGTTAGTTTATATGTTAGTAAATAATACTATTTTAGATAAAGACGATCAAATAGATCATAAAGATGGGGATAGATCAAACAATAGTAAAAACAATCTTTTAAAATCAAATGCAATCTTAAATTCTCGTAATAAGAGCTTAAGAAAATCTTCAAAAACTGGTGAAACAGGGGTTTCTATTTCAACAAACGGGCGTGGGTATCTGTATGCAAAAGCCACTTGGCAGGAATTAAATGGTGAAGGTTGTTGGAAAACATTTTCTTTTTTGAAATATGGAAAAGATTTAGCTATAAAATTAGCAATAGAATGCAGGAAAGAAAATATGAATCGATTGCAAGAAACTGGAGCGGGTTATTCAGATCGTCATCTAGGTTTGCAATGACGTTATTTGGAGTGGAAATTTCAAAGGTTGGATTCAATATAGAAAGACATTGAATGGAGAGAATTATAATGACAAGTAAAATAACTAAAGTGACATTAACACAACTTAAAAATCTTTTGAAAGAAGCTGAAGAAAAAATTATAAATCTTGAACTTGCTTTGAAGAGTCAAAAAGAGTACAAAGAGATGTATCAAAGAAACAATATTGAATTGGACAAACAAATTGAGAGTATCCATAGTGTACTTGATGTCTTACCTAGAGTAATAGCTAGGAAAACTGTACCTGATGCAGATAGACCATATCATATTGTAGAGCATTCGGTAGTAACTCGTTTATGCTCTTTCCTAGCGGCTAAACAATAGCCATGAATGACAGAATAAAAGAAGTGAAAGCCGCTAGGAAAAGGGCTTTTTCGATGGGTGTATTACGAAACTATAAAAAAGAGTATGGTAATCATCCATTAGCGCCGATCATACATAATAATTTATTCTCTATAGACTGGAATTTTTATATTGAGGAAAAGATTGTTTATAGACAAAGTAAAACATTAAACTTAAAAGAGTTTTGCATTGCACGATATAAATATAAAAGTACATGGGTTTGTTTTCGTAAAAGAAAAGAACGCTACAACGTACCTGACAATGATTTTTTATTAGCTGCCTACTGTATTCACATAATATCAAAAGTAATTAACGAATACTGCGATGAAAATATAATTAAAGGTGATGAGGGTGCTGAATATTGGCTTTGGAAATTTTCTCAACATGTAGATGCGCCCTGGGATTGGAGTAAATTATGAAATTTATAACTAAAACACCAGAAGAATTAGTACAAATGGCTTTAGATATTACTGATGGTGACAAGTACGCAAGAGTTCTTGTATTTGCAGATAATCAATATGATTATTCAATAGAAACATTTAGACATCGGCCTGGTGTTTACACTAAAATATTAAGACGCTATACTTCTCAATCTGGTGGAACAGTATCTTTTGGGCGACATTGTAAATCAGATGAGGATGTACTCATGTATTCTGGAATCCAATTGACTCATCTGTTTCTTATTGATAATATTACTGGTTTTGACTATTTAGTGGCTAAAAGTAGGATGAGATCAACACACAAACTTGTAGTCCCATTAGGTATTTATAATGAATACGGAATTGAAACTTGGAACATTAAATACTATGAATAATTGGACACTAAAAGAGCGTAGATTATTACATTTTCTAGCTTGTAGATTAAGATGTGCTAGACAATATCGCAGTAATGTAATAAAACAGCAAGATTTTATGTTAATAGGTGAAGCTGGCGGCACATAGTTTGAAGCGTGGAATAGCTTCCAACAAGCTAAACGGATTGTGTATTTTAATAAGGACATTTAATGGGTTATGAAAAAGGGCATTACAAAATGGCTAATAAAGAAGAATTTGTGCCGAAAGAAACTGTAAAAGATATTTTAACATATCCTTTCAAAGACATCCCTTTCAGAGGTTTGCGAAAAGAAACCTGCGAGAAGTTTGGTGTTCGTGTAGCTGTTAGTGAATCTGATGGTAAAACAATTGAGTCGGTATATTTCCCTTCATTTAATCAAAAAGGTAAGATTGTTGGTTTTAAGAAACAAGATTGTACTAAAGATAAAAGTGAGAAATATCATTGGTCTACTATTGGTAGTGTTTCTATTTCCAATAAATTGTTTGGACAGGAAGTTGCTGAAAATGTGAAGCGTAAAAGAAACTCCCTTGTATATGTGGAAGGTGAGTATGATGCAATGTCTTGCTATCAAGCTATGGTTGACCAAGTGCAGAATACGAAGTACGCTAACCTTGAACCATTTGTTGTCAGTATTCCTTTAGGTACAGCTAATGCTGTAGAAGCTACGCTGCACAATAACGAGTTTGTGCAAAGCTTTGATTCTCTATGTATATTCTTTGATGACGATTATTGTACCCCTGCTGAGAAGCAAAAAGGTATAATGAAGGGGCATGAAGCTCGTGAAGCTGTAGCTTCTGCTATGCTTGGTACAAACATGTCTTTGTTTGTTCTCACGACAGAGGGAAGTTATAAAGATGCTTCTGATATGTTACAAGATGGAAAATCTGAAGAGTTAGCTAAATTAGTGCAATTTGGTAAGAGAGCTTTCTCAGCAGAAAAGATTGTTAAAGCTAGTGATATTAGTTTAGAGGAAGTAATAGCTCCTAGGCCAGAAGGTATCTATGTTAAAGAATTTCCTAAGCTGATGGAAAAGATACATGGCTTCAGAAAGCGTGAGTTAGTATTATTGACAAGCCCATCCGGTGTAGGTAAATCTACTGTTGTTTCTAAGTTTTCTTCAGCTATTATGCAAGCTGGGGAGCGTGTTGGGATGATTTATTTAGAAGAAACAAACATTGAGACAATGCAACGTATGATTGCAGGAGAGCTGAAAGTTAATTTTAATAAATTCCGTAATAATCCATTATCTGTAGCTTCTCATGAAGCAATTGCAGCAGCTAAGAAGAAGATTGATGATAATGACCAATTAATTATGCTAGGACATTTTGGTAGCTTGCCTATTTCAGAATTAATGGCTAAAATTAAACATATGCACTTAGTGGAGAAATGCGGATATATCTTTATCGATCATTTGTCTGTAGTAATTAGCGGCTCTCAAATTGATAATGAACGTAAAGAGCTTGATATTGTGATGACAGAATTGGCTGCCTTCTGTGCCTCTAATGATGTAGGGATTATTGCCATTTCACATATTAAGCGTTTAGAAGCTTCTGATTTAAAACCTGCTAAGGGTAAAGAAGATCAACCATTTTGGGTAAAAGTTACTAAAGAAATGATGCGCGGTAGCGCTGCATTAGAACAGCTTAGTTGGATTGTAATTGGACTTGAACCTGAGATATTACCAGATAGGAAACGTGGCAGGGTGAGGCTTACAAGCCTTAAGAATCGACCTTGGAGCTATCTAGGAGAAGCTGATACATTTAAGATGGATGAAGAGACGTGGGAAGTTATTTTATCTGTTTCTGATAATGATGGGAGTTTTTGATTATGCTTGAATTGTTTGGAAGAAAAATAAAACCAACTAAATTAACAGTGATTACAGGTGTTACTAGTCAAGAGTTCTTCAGAGAACTTCATAATAGCAATTCAAGCCCGCCACTTTTTAAATATTTTGGTACAGATATACATAGAACTCCTTCGGAACAGAGGAAACTCGCAAAAGATATAGTTCAATGTATTAAAGAGGGTGTAGATAATAGTATAATGTTAATCACAAATAGTGATCACTGTATAAAAGAGTTAAACACATATATTATGATACAATCTCTGAACCAGGATATTTCCGAGAAGTATCCAGAATACCCAACAGGATGTGGGCTGGATTACAAACTTGTTTCTGCCTATGAAATGTTTAATGGTGAATTAGTCGCTTGTGAAATTAATGAAAATATGGGTATAGAGGTAAAAAGTTTTAACAAGGAAATTGATTATCAAAACGAGGTTAGTAGCCATATTTATTACGGAAGGGAAGGGTGGTATTGATGAGTAAAGTATTTGAAAGATTAAACTTTAATTTGTTGGCTGACTTAGGGAATAAATCTAAGCAAGAAATTATTACATATCTGGATAATATACCAGGTGACTATTTCTTACGAGTAGATGACTATGGTGAAATTTACATTGAATCTGTAAGGGAAGAAAAACCTTTTGAGAGAGAACGCCGCGTTAAGCTAGAAAAGCTGGAAGCTGAAGCCAAAGATGCTAGAGACAAGCAAGATAAACTTGACACTATTAAAAATTTGAAAGATACTCTTAATAAATTAGAATCAGATTTTAATAGAAATCGTACTAATCTTCTTAGTAAATTAGCGAGGTTAGAAACGTGAAACATTTCTTTATACTAACTATGTTTTTGTTTTCGTGCTATTATATTTGGTATTATTGTGAGCACCATAATAAAGTATTGTTTTTAATGAAAGTAATAAATCAAATATGTAAATTTGGTGCTATACTATGTGTAGTAGTTTTTATCTTGTTGTTATCTGTTAATTTAAAATCATTATCAATTGTTTAAAGGAAATTTATGAAACGTTTATTTTTAGCTTTAGTTTTACCTATTATTTTATGTGCTTGCACACAAATCGATACAGGTAATGTTGGTGTAGAATCTACTCTTGGGCAAGTAGGTAAAGAAACTATGTCACCTGGGGTTTATTTCACATTGTTTAAGCGTGTGACAGAAGTGTCTACCAAAGAACTTCGTCTATCATTAGATGATTTAAAGCCACAGACAAAAGATAAAATTACTTTGTCAGATTTAGATGTTGATATTTTCTATCAATTAAATCCATCTAAAGTAGTTGAAGTAATGACACGTTGGCCAGGTGACGCAATCCACTTAGATGGGGAAGATGGTGTACGTTTAGGTAATAATTTTGTCACACGACAAGCAAGAGAATCTATTTACAACGCTATTTCAAAATATGGCTCGGATGTGGTTCATACAGAGCGTGCTAACATCTCTGCAAATGTGGTAGAATCTTTACAAAAAGATTTAGATGAATCCGTAGGGAAGGGTGTATTCTTTATTCGTAGTGCTAATGTTCGTAATTTAGTTACAGACCCAGCTTTGGAACAATCTATTAAAGAATCTGCAAATCGTAATTTCCAGATTGCAGCTAAACAAAAGGATATTGAATTGGCTCGTGCAGAAGCTGAACGTAAACGTGTAGAAGCACAAGGAGAAGCTGATGCAATTAAATTACGCTCTTCTGCAATTTCAGCGCAAGGAGGTTCTGAATATGTGCAATTGAAAGCTATTGAAAAATGGGATGGTAAACTTCCTACAACACAAGGTGGTACAATAACACCTTTTATTCAGGTTAAATAATTAACATACAGAAGGGATGCTAAAATGAAAAAAGATACATACGAAATTATTTACAATCCAGCTAACCTATTATTTAAATATGAGGTATGGATTAATGGTGATGTTCATAGCGTTGTATATGATGATTTAAATATTCCTTCTGTTGTTTTTAAAAATGTAACGAAATGTGTTGGAGCTTACTTAACAGTTAATCAAGCTCAAGCACGTATTGATTATCAAGAGTCTCTTAATCAATTTAAAGAGAAGTCTGGTCAATGGAAACTTGGACACAATAATGGATAATATTTTAACTAATATTGTTTCAGAATTAATTGATGTTAACGATAAACAACCAGAAAGCGGAAGTAGTGTTTTAGCTTTAACAGTAGGAGGTAAACTTTGTGAAGTTGTTTGGACAAGTAATTCTCACAAATATTACGATGCTTGGTGTGTTTATCCTAAGATTCCTAAAAGTGTTAAGGAAAGACAAGTTGAAAGATTTAAAAATTAAAACTAAGGAGAAAAATTTATGCAACTAATTAGAAAATCTGTATTTGAAACAAATTCAAGCTCATGCCACAGTTTATCAATTTCCTCTGGCGATGTTCTTGATAGCATTACTCCAGACTATGAAGATAGTATTAAAATCCCTGCCATGGATTTTGGTTGGGAAATTAAAAGATATAATGCACCTATAGAAAAATTAACATACGTTTACATTTATATTAGAGATTGGTGTCGTGGCCCAATACAAGAATTATTTATGGATATTTTATGGGAAGTTGTTTGCAAGCACACGGGTGCAACTAGCCTAGTGTACATGGGTGATGAAAATGAGGGATTCATTGACCACCAATCTGTAGAGGACAATAATTTAGATTATTTGTTTGAAGACAAAGAGCTATTAAAACAATTCATTTTTAATCCAGATTCCATCCTATACACAGATAATGATAATCACTAATTAAGGAATTATATGCAGCTTTTATCTGAATGCAATAATGGTAATGCTAATATTAAAATTTATGAAGACGGTACAAGAGTTATTACCTGTGATGAGGAAATACTTAATCTTAAATACCCTTTAAATATAGATATTCGGATTAGCGAAAAGTGCGCTTTTGGTCTTAATCCAAAAACAGGTAAAGCTGTTTGTAATTTCTGTCACGAGTCTGCAACGACAGATGGTGAAGATGCAGACTTGAATATCCTGTTTAATACTTTAAGCGAACTTCCTTCTGGGGTAGAATTAGCAATCGGTGTTAATCAAGTTCCAGAAGGTTTCATAAAATTCTTAGAAAAATGTAAACAGAAAGGTTGGATTGTTAATATTACAATTAACCAAGGACATGTGAGGCGTGACAAAGAAAAGCTTCTCTGGTTGATTAAAAATAACTTAATTAATGGTTTAGGTATTAGTTATAGAAGCGGTATGCTTGATATTCCAGACGAGTTACTTGCGTATAAAAACACTGTTGTACATGTTATTTCTGGAATTGATACTATAGATGAAATAATAGCTTTAGCATCTAAAGGGTTTAAAAAGGTATTAGTGTTAGGTGAAAAAGATTTTGGATTCAATCTAGGCAAGGTGAAAATAACTACAGAAACCCATAGGCAATGGTATAGAAGGGTTTGGGAACTATTCGCATTGTTTGATATTGTATCTTTTGACAACCTTGCTTTAGAACAATTAAATGTTAAGAGATTTGTTAAAAATTGGGATGAGGTATATCAGCATGAGTATAGTTTTTATATAAATGCGGTTCAGAAATACTTTTCACCAAGTAGTAGATCAAATGAAAAAACTTACTACAAAACAAAGAATACAAATATTGCGCAATATTTTGAAAGTATTATTTAGTTTAAAGGAAAATAATGGCACGAGTAGAGATTAGTAAATGGGATATTGCTTCGATGTTTGGCCTTGTCTATAAGGGAGAGGATGCTAGAGATGACAACGGGGGTTATTCGTATTATTTCATGTTCAAAGGTAAAGAACACATCATTACACAAGATTATTACAACTGTCCTGACGAAGAAGAGGCAAAAGAACAGATGGCAGAAAGAGTTATCCAAGCTATCGTTGCAGGTGTTATGATTTAATAGAAGGGACAGTTTATGACTGCTGGAAATTTGAATGGGTGGTGTGTAGACTGTGAGAGTGATAATCTCTATCTTCAAGCTAATAAAATCTGGTATATAAAGTTTAAATCTATTGATGGCACTAGGGAAATGAGTGTATACCCATTCAGAGAAGGTATTCAAAAGAGCTATGATAGAATTGTAGAATGGATATATTCATTTCCAGATGGTGCACATGTTATAGGATTTAATCATCTAGGCTTTGATTTGTGGTTAATGTGGCGTATGCTGGATATCATTCCACGTGTAGGTAAAAAAGGGAAAGATTGGCTAGAAGGTAAGCATGTTCAATTTATAGATGGATATATCTTAAGTCAGTATTTGAACCCTGATTCACCTAAGCACTCACTAGACTACTTATCGAATGGTTCAGAGAACAATGAAGATGGTAAAATTCACTATCGACAAAGCTTAATAGATGCTGGTGCAATGGATAAGGATGCACCTAAAGGGCATGAATTTACATTCTTTCATGAACTGCTAGTACCATATTGTGATAAAGACGTAGATGCCACGATTGAAGTAGTAAAGAGATTATGGTCTAAAGCAAAAGATATGTATGGAGAAGATAAATGGTTGCACAGTAGCTTTAAACAATTACAAAAAGATTATTGGTTGTACAGTGCTCAAGCATACAGTGGAAGCCCATTTCATAAAGAACGTGCATTAGCTTTAAGTGAAAAAATTGAAGATGAAATGGCAAAACTGAAAGCTGAAGTTGATCCAGAACTGCCCCCAAGACCTCTTAAAACGGCTGAGAAGGCTTTATATAAATTCCCTAGCAAACCATTCTCTAAGACAGGTGAGAGGTCGTCAGCGCTCTTAAAATGGCTAGAAAAGCATAATGCTATATTAGATGATGAAGGTTATGTACTGGCATATGGAATTAAACAAAAATTGGTGCCAAATGAAATATTAGATATTAAAATCCCAATGGAAATATCTGACAATTTAGAAATAAAACAATATTTCTTAGACTCTGGATGGGAACCTACATTATGGAATGTACAAAAAGGAGCTGATGGGAAGCCTATAAAAGATGAGTCTGGTAAAATAATAAAAACTTCACCTAAAATTCAAGAAGCTGGACAACTTTGCCCAAATCTGGAAAAATTGAATGGTGAAATTCCTCGTAAAGTTGTTAAATTCCTATCATATAGAAATAGACTAGGTGTAGTCACTGGTTGGCTAAATAATTGGCGCATTAATTTCGATGGCAGATTAAGTTCTGAAATTAGTGGCTACACCCCAACTTTTCGTGTGAAACACAAAACAGTAGTTAATTGCCCTAAAGCTGATCCTAAAGTGTTGCTTGGGTATGAAATGCGTGATTTGTTTAATGTTCCTGATGGTTATTGGTATATTGGTACAGATGCAGCAGGGCTTGAAAATAGAACAGTAGCAGCTTATACATATAAATACGATGGTGGGCAGTTTGCTCGGTTAGTGCTAGAAGGTGATTGTCATACATTTAATTCTTTTGCATTTTTTCCTGAAATTGAAAAGATGTTTGATATTAATGAGGAAGGGTTAAAGGATAAGGCAGAATTTAAGCCTTATAGAAATAAAGCTAAAACAGGAGCTTATCTATTAGCCTATGGTGGTGGAATACCAAAGTTAGCAAGTAGCTTAGGGTTATCCAATGCAGCCGCAACTTTAGCATACAACAATTATTGGGAAAAGAATCCTGGATTAGGAAAACTAAAATTAGCTGCTGAGAAATACTATAACGGAGCAGGTAAAAAGAAATATCTTCCAGCTTGGGATGGACGTATTCTTTCGATTAGGAGTAAGAATAAGATTATTAATTGTCTAGGGCAAAGCTTAGGAGCTATTGCTATGTCTATAGCGGCTTGTTTAATGGATAGTAAATTAGGTGAGTTGCATTTAGATGATCTAGGTAGACCATATTATCTATACAAAGGTAAAAAGGTTTGGAGAAGTAACTTAACACATGATGAATATTCTTGGCCTTGTGAAGATGGTATTCACGAAGAAATTAGAGAAATGTCTGTAAAATGCATTATTGAGGCAGGGGAGTATCTTAAATTACCTGTAAAATTAGATGGTGAAGGTAAGATGAGTTTTGAAGGGTCATGGAAAGATGTTCATTAAGGAGGAAAAATGATTATAGGATTAGCTGGTAAGGCTGGGTCAGGGAAAGATACCGTTGCTGATTATTTAGTGGCAAATTATGGATTTGAAAAAATTAGTTTTGCTAAACCTCTAAAAGATATGTTATCAGCAGCAGGGTTCCCAGAACCTACTAATCGTGACGATAAAGAAAAACCTATTAATGGTTTTAATTTTTCTTGGAGGTATATGGCTCAAACCCTAGGCACAGAGTGGGGACGGAATTGTCTAGGTCAAGATATTTGGGTGCAGATAGCTATGCGTAATTTAGACACAAATAAAAATTATGTATTCTCAGATGTTCGTTTTGAAAATGAAGCAGATGCTATTCGTAAAGCTGGCGGTATTGTTATTCACTTACTTGGAAGAAAATCTGACTTAGGCTCTAATGGTGAACATATATCTGAAAAACCATTAGTACAGATTGGTAAAGATATTATGTTACTTAACCAAAACAGTAAGCAACATTTATTTACTACTATTGATTGTTTTATGGAATCTATAAATATATCAAAATCTGAAAGTGATAACTCTAAACATTTTAGTTTATTTTGAAAGTAATATTCACAGGGCCTTGGTATATAACAGATACAGAGTATATAGATGAAGCTTTCTTATTCTCTTGTTTTGAAGAGTATGGCCCAACTCTTGAAGTTGTAACAAATATGGAGAATATGTTAGATAAATATGCTAAACAATTCGCCAGAAAAAATAGGTTTTGGTACCACGAAATTCCTCCAAAATGGTCTGAGCATGGGCCAGAAGCTTTTAAGATAAATAGAGATGATCTTATACAATTCTCTAGTGGATTAATTGCTGTATGGGATGGTGAATGCAGGGATACATATAAACTAATTGAGATGGCACAATCAAATGATTTATTAACTTATGTATATATGGTAGGAAAGAATGGAAATCATTTAAAACCATTAAATAAACTTGACAAAAACTACGATTTGTATTAAAATAGCAATACAAAAGGAACTATTATGTACAATACTGAATCTGAGTATTTTGATGCAATATCTAAAGGTGATTATAAAAAGCCAATTGTGAAGTGTTGGCGTATTCAATTTGCGGATGTTGGTAAACGAGCACGTGTAAACGCATTCAATCATCCAGCACAGTATTTAAATAAAGCACCTTGGATTGATACATCACCTGTTATACGAATAATTGAAGACGGAAAAGCTATTGAAACATGTAATACTATTTATGTTTTAGATAGTTATTATGGTGAGAATTTTAACAACAAGGTTGACACAGCAACCTAGAAAATAATCTAAAGCAAGTGGCACTGTGTTATATAAAATATAAAGGAAAATATGTCTAAATTAGAAAACTCTTATGGCGTTATCGAAGGTACTTTAGTATATGCAAAAATTGCACAAAGTGATAAAAAATATCAATCAGAAGAACGTGAGTATAGTATTGCAGTAATTGTAGATGAAGATGCTGCTGATGAGTGGGACAGTAAATTTAAAAAGCAACCAGCTAAAAAGATTCGTGTAGGTGATTTTGAAAATAAATACAAAATTCCTTGCCCTATCGAAGGTGTCAAAAATGTATTTGAAATTAAATTAAAAAGAGATGCTACACAAGATGGTGTAGAACTTGATGCTAAATTCAGACCAAAAGTTTTTTTGGATACACGAGATGGGCGCGTAGATATCACACAGTCGCGCCTAATTTCAAATGGTTCTTACGGTAAAGTAAGTTATTATATTTATTCAAATGATTTTGGAACGTTTGCTCGCCTAAACAACATCTTAATAGAAGAAGATAACTTTAAAGAATATATTCCAACTGTAGGAGCAGGGCCAGGAAGTGAATTTGGAGAACCAAAACAAATTACTAAGGTTGAACCTGCAAGGGATGAAGTGACAAAAGCTCGTAAAGATAAGCCTATTAAAAAAGAACCACTAGTGATAGAAGAAGATGATGTATCTGATGATGATGCTCCATTCTAATTAATACAACAGAAAGCCTCTAAGAGGCTTTCTTTCATTGGAGACAATATTGAAAACAATTGCTGTAATAGATGGTGACATTGTGGCTTACAGATGTGCTGCTGCAAATGAAACCAGAAGTATTAAAGCTACACATAAAGTAACAGGGCAAGAAATTGTATGCCCGCACAGGACAGCCTTTAAAGAACAAATTAAAGGTGTATTTGAAGCAGAAGAATTTACCATAGAAGATGTTCAAGAGTCTGGTAACATTATTTTAGCAAAGAAAGCTATTGATGCTGTTATTAACTCCTTGAAGCGGACTTGTAACGCAGACGAAGTAGAAGTATATTTAAGTGGGGTAGATAATTTTAGAGATAGCTTACCTTTACCTAGTAAATATAAGGGGACACGTTCTACAATTAAACCTTTACAATTAAAGCAATGCCGTTCGTACCTAGAAAGAGAGATAGGGGCTACAGTTATTAATGGTAGAGAAGTAGATGACATACTAGCTCAACGTTGCTATGAAGGATTGCAACAGAAAATAAAGACAATAGCATGTACTTTAGATGGGGATCAAAATGGTGTCTCTGGATGGATGTATAATTGGAATAAGCATAAAGAACCTGCCCTTGTAAAAGGATTAGGGAATATTTATCTTGTAAATGGAAATAAGGATTTTGATGGACAAGGTAGAAAGTTCTTTTACGCCCAATGGGTATTAGGTGATGTTGTAGATGCATTCAAGCCTTGTGAAATATCTGGGAAGAAATTTGGCGTAATGGGGATGTATAACCTGCTATCTAAGTGTACAACAGATAAAGAATGTGTTGAAGCTATATATAAACAATATAAATCTTGGTATCCTCAAGAGTTTATTGAATACACAGATTTCAATGGTGTACAACAAAAGAAAACACTGATAGAATTAATGGATATGTACGCTGCTTGTGCACATATGAGGCGATTTGAAGACGATGTATTTGATACAGCTAAATTATTAACAACTCTAGGAATAGAAAAATAATGGAAGATACTTTCAAATTTTATGTTAAAGGTAGCAACACTTTATATACGTATAAAAAAATAAATCATTTTGAGTGTGTAATAACATGTAAAATAAATGGCAGAGTTTATACCGACTCTACGTATATTGAGGATATGAAACAGGCAATAATATCTGGTAATATTATTTTAGCTGAAACTAAAACTATTATTCTTAAATATTATTTCAAAGATAATCCAACACAAGAATTTACTTATACAAGTGACGGCGATGAGTGGGCAACATTGAGCTATAAAACGCACAATATAGGTTGGAATGCTAAAATTAAGATTGATGATTTTAAAGAGTTAGTAGAAAGCGGAGATGTAATAATTTTATACTCTTGTGGTTTTGTAGAACATCATGCAAAAGCAGATGATTGTGTTATGCCGGAGCACTTAAGTCAAAAAGATGTGTTATTTGGTTTACCAAGCATTTACGAACTAATCCAAGACGCTGTGAAGGTGACAAACAATGCACTAAATATCTTAATTACAAAAGATTTCTTTTCTGTAAGTCATAGAAAGATTTTTAATAGTGGTAATTTTAAAGTGTTTGGAGAAGATAATTTAAGAAAAATATTGCCACTACTAATTGAGATTGATAAGGTACTAAATACAAATGCCTCCAAAACCTCTTAAAACGCGCTGTAGCGGCACAATGACAGAGTCAGCATACTTTGGATGGATACGTTCTGCTTTACGTGCTAAGAGCCTTAGGTGGCTTCCTAGAGCTAAAGCATTAGAATTAGCTAGGCGTCCATACAAAGGTGCTAATAAGTTGCAAAAATGGGAATACCAATGTGCTATTTGTAAACAATGGGGAAGAATGAAAGATATGGTTGTCGATCATTTTCCTAAGTCATGCGGGTCTATAACATGTGTAGAAGATATAGGAAAGTTTGCTACAACATTGTTTTGTGAGGTAGATAATTTAAGGGTATTAGATAAAGAATGTCATGACATACATACATTAGCTGAAAGTATGAAAATATCTTTTGAAGATGCTAAAATTGAAAAACAAATTATTGCTATAACAAAACAGTCTTCTGCGAAAGTTGTTGCTTATTTGAAAAAACACGGGTATAATGGCGAAGCAGTAAGTAACCCAGAAAAACGTAGAAAGTTGGTCAGTAAAATTGTGAGACAGGGAGAATATATTGACTAAAGAATGGCAGCATAATGCTATAGCATTAGCAAATACAAAAGTGATGAGCTGGAGAAGTATTGCTAAAGAATTAGGGGTAAGTAAAAGCACTTGCTCCGATTTTCTTCGTTCATACTTTAAATTTAGAAATAATATAGGTGATATTGTAACTAAATGTGCAAAATATGATAATTCAAGAGTATTATTCATCAGTGATTTACATATTCCATATCATAACAAAGAAGCTTTGAGTTTCTTAAAAATGTTAAAGAAACGTTATAATCCAACCCGTGTTATTTCTCTTGGAGATGAATTAGATAAACATGCATTATCATTTCATACAAGTGATCCAGATTTAAGAAGTGCTGGGGATGAACTTAGAGCAGCTTTGCCAGTGATTAAGGAATTACATGATATGTTTCCTGTTATGGATTTATTAGATTCTAATCATGGAAGTTTAGTGTGGAGGAAAGCTAAAGAGCATGGGATTCCAAGACATTATATTAAAAGCTATAATGATGTGTTGCAAGTAAGTGATGGTTGGAAATGGTATGATGATTTAGTATTAGATTTACCAGACGGACAAAAAGTTTATGTGCATCATGGTAAAAGTCAAGATGCTATTAAAACAAGTCAAGCTATGGGAATGAGTCATGTATGTGGACATTATCATAATTCATTCGGGGTTAAATATTGGGCTAACCCTCAAGGACTGTATTGGGCAATGAATAGTGGATGTCTAATTGATGATGATAGTTTAGCTTTTGCATATAACAATGTTAATCTACATAGGCCAATCATAGGGACAAGTTTAATTATTGATGGTGTACCTATTTTAGAGGCTATGCCATTATGAATGGAATACAAATTAGTTTAGGTAATTTACCATTAACTTTGCAGCTATTTGATAATGGGTTATTGAGTTTTGTAAGAACAGCTAATTTTAATACTATTGTAGATCAACCAGAGATAGATGGAGTAAATGCTATTTTTGATAATAATGGTTTTAAGATTGGAGATGAAAATTATGAATATGGGCATCTGATTGAATATAAACATATTCCAGATGTTTTAAATTGGTTACAACAACAAAATATACGAAACCCTTTTATGTGAGGATGCAGTAATGAAGAAATTTAGAATAAGTAAAGCGTATTCCTCAGTAGAGAAATTTAATGAGATTGCAGGTAATTTAACTAATGTAGATGCTGAAAGTATTAATTTACAATTATCATTTATTTTTGAAGAACTTTCTGAAACTATTGAAGCATTTGAGAATAAAAACTCTCGTGAATTAATAGATGGTGCTGCTGATATTTTTGTTACAACAGCAGGATTATTGCAAAAACTATCTATATTAGGCTTTGATGTAGACAAAGCAATAGAAAAAGTGTGTGAAAATAATTTAAGTAAATTCCCTGATGTAGGGACAGCTGTAAGATTTGACGGAGAATTCACATCTACATTAAATGAAAAACATCAAGTGTACGTCATTAAAGATAAGACTGGTAAAATTAGAAAACCTGCTGATTTTATTCCTGTAGATTTAAGTGATTGCGTGTCACACAATTTTAAATGGGAAAATATGTAATGAAAACAATTTCCTTTCAAGATTTATTAAAAGTATCGTGGTTACAGGGATATAGCGAAATCGATTTATTATCTATTGAAATGGATGAGCAAGTTGATAAAGTATTGGATGAGATTGGTATTGATACTGAATACCCTATTTTATATTTCCCTTGTAAGCATCGTACATTAGATAATAAAGTAGTAGTAGGGTATATGGCGTGTGGTGAAGTTAGTTGCAATCATAAGCACTACAATAGTCCATATTTTGATGTTACAGACAGAATTGTTGCTAGTATGTATCGAGATGTGGATTATGCTAAGGAATTAGCTGAAATGGCTGGAAGAACAACAGATTGGGTTGGTACATTAGAAGAAGAATTTGATGCAGAAGAAAATGATGATGAAATAGAAGTAGAGGAAGATTATGAAATGGTATCTGAACATATTATGTTATTAGAAGATATTAGAGATCATATTCGAGGCCCCCTATATAATAGTGCAGGAGCTATTAAAACAAGAGCTGAATATAGAGAATGGTTTGAAGAGCAGAAGGAATCAAATGAAATCACCTAAGATTAAGACAGCTACAGAAAGTTACGTAGTTAATTACCCTGAGTTTATCCAATTTGCTGATACACAGTTAGAGAAATGTTTTTGGACAGCTAATGAGATTGCTATTGAAAAAGATAAACAAGATATTCTAATTAATCTAACAGAGGCAGAAAAACATGCTGTTACAACAGCTCTGAAATTGTTTGTTAAATACGAGTTATTTGTTGGAAATGAGTATTGGCTTACTAGGGTATTAAACACTTACCCTAGACCAGAGATACAAAGGATGGCTTCTGTATTTGGAATGGTAGAATTAGCTGTTCATGCTCCTTTCTATAATAAACTGAATGAGGTTCTTGGGTTAAATACAGATGAGTTTTACACAAGCTACATTGATGATCCTGTTCTAAAAGATAGGGTAGATTTTTTGAACGGTATTGTAGGTAGCGAAGATGAGTTATTAAGTTTAGCTGTTTTTAGTATTATTGAAGGAGCTATCCTATTTAGCAGTTTTGCAATGTTTAAGAATTTTCAATCAAACGGGAATAACTACATTAGTAACATTGTAAGAGGGATAAACCAAAGCTTGATTGACGAAGGTTTGCATCAACAAGCAGGGGCAGCATTATTTAAGCAAGTTTTGAAAGAAACAAAATTAGATAAAGAGTCTAAAAAACTATTATTTAAAAATATTCAAGATGCTGCTAAAAATGTCGTAACTCATGAAGAGCGTATTGTTGATATGCTGTTTGAGAAAGGCCATCTGCGAGGAATAACAAATACGCAGCTAAAAAACTTTGTTGCAAGTAGAGTTAATATTTGTCTAAGTGATTTAGGGATTGAACCTGTATTTTATGTGGAAGAAAATCCTGTAGCAGATTGGTTTTATAAAAGCGCACAATCATTTCAACAAATTGATTTTTTTACAGGAATAGGTAGAGAATACCAAAGGGGTTGGAATGAAAAAGGATTTATTTGGAAAACAGAAAAGGATATCGCTGCAACATGACAACCAATATTTATGAAGTGCTTAGTGAAGAAAGAAAACAGGGACAACGTGCTGGTACAATTCCAAGCTGGATGTCAACTGCTGGATACCAGATGTTTAAGCAGAAATACCTATGGGGTGCAGATACACCTAAAGAACAGTTTGAACGTATTGCAGCAACAGCAGCAAAGCATGTTAAAAATCTTTATCCAGAAAATATTAATAAAAATATTAACCCTGAACAATACTGGAATAATAAATTTTTTGAAGTATTATGGAATGGGTGGGTTTGTTGCTCAACACCTATTCTCGCTAATATGGGTACTACTAGAGGCTGTCCTGTAAGTTGTGCTGGCAGTGTTTGTGAAGATAGTATAGAAGGTTTCTACAATGCTTATCGTGAAGTAGCTATATTAACAAAGCAAGGGTTTGGTACAGCTACAGACCTTTCTAATATACGTCCTAGAGGTAGTACAATTAGCACAGGTGGAAAAGCCTCTGGTGTTCTACCCGTAATGAAACACTTTGTTAATGATATGCGGGATGTGGCACAGGGAAATGTACGTAGGGGAGCTTTTGCATCTTATTTAGATATTCAGCATGGTGATTTCTGGGAGGTAGTACAATATCTGGAAGAGCAACCTGATGATTTAAATATTGGTTGGATTATCACAGATGATTTTATCAATAAATTGAAGAAGGGAAATAAAGAGGCTACGAAACGATATCAACGAGCTTTAAAAGCTAAGATGACTTTTGGTAAAGGCTATTTCTTTTTTGTTGATAAAGTTAATCGTCAACGCCCTGAAATGTATAAAGATTTAGGGTTAATGGTAAAAGCTTCGCAATTGTGTAGCGAAATCATGCTACACTCAGATATAGATAAAATTTATACCTGCGTGTTATCTTGGATGAATCTTTCTAAAGCAGACGAATGGAGAAATACTGATGCAGTTTTTACAGCTACTGTCTTTTTAGATTGTGTTATCTCTGAATTTTTAGAAGTAGCTAAAGATATTAGAGGTATGGAAAAAGCTATTCTAACTACTGAAAAAGGTAGAGCAATTGGTTTAGGGGCTGGAGGATTTCATACTTACTTGCAAGAACATAATATGGAATGGGGAGGGATAGATGCTCACTTATTTAACGGAAGTATTTTTAAACATATTCAAGAGCAGTCTTTATCAGCATCTAAATGGTTAGCTAAAGAGCTTGGTGAACCAGAATGGTGTAAAGGATACGGATTAAGATTTACGCATACGATGGCTGTTGCTCCAACAAAATCAACAGCATTAATTTATGGTGGAATTAGTGAAGGTATTAATCCTGATATGGCAATGAGTTTTACTCAATTAACCTCAGCAGGTGAAGTATCTAGGGTAAATCCTACATTGCTAAATGTAATTAAAAAGAAAGGGTTAGATATTGAAAAATGTATCTCAGAAGTAGCTATTGCACAAGGAAGTGTTCAAGGTGTAGAATGGTTATCTGATGATGAAAAAAGAGTGTTTAAGACAGCTTTTGAAATAAATCAAAAAGATATTATTAGGTTGGCTGCAACAAGGCAGCAATATATCGACCAAGGACAGTCTCTTAATTTATTTTTTGCAGGGAATTCAGATGAAAAATTAATTTCTGAAATTCATCAAGAAGCTTTTGAAAATGAACGCATATTAAGCTTGTACTACGTATATTCATCAAGAGGTGTAGTAAGCAGCAGTGGAGAATGTGCAAGCTGTATGTAATATTAAAGCCCTCAGAAATGAGGGCTAAGGAATTAAATGAAATTTATAATTCAAATTTTTGTAGCTATATGGGCATTACTAATAGCATTATTAATTAGTTATACAACTATTATAGCAAGCATGGCAGCTCTATTGATTGCCACAACAATGGAGCTTGTTTGTACTACTGTGGATCATTTTAAGGATTAATAATGGGTAAGAATCTTTTAGGAGTTGTATTTATTCTAGGTGTATTGGCACTGTGTTATGGCTGGGTTATGAATATTGTTGCTATCTGGAATACTCAAGCATTAACAGGCACTTTAATTGCCCGCGTAATTGGTACATTTATCGCACCTTTGGGTGGTGTATTGGGGTATCTATAATGCTTGGATATATAACACCAGAAAAAGCTAAAAAATTTGGGTTTACTCACTATGGAACACGATTAGGTATTCCCGTATATATGACAGATAGTGATGAGCCAACAGTTTGTGTTAAGTGGACACCAATGAATATTGTACTAGATTTAGGGGAAGCTATTGTGCAACTATCTAAGCCAGATAGTTTTGAGTTTATTGTTAAAGGTGAATTGTAAATGAAAGTATCAAAACAAGAATTTTCATTAACATTAAAACTAGAATCACAAGAAGAGATTGATATAATAACATCTCTATTAGGTATGCTAGATGCTTATGACAAAACAGGGTATCCAGAAGCTGATACACTTGAAATGCATAAACAATTATTACCATATTCTAGTAAAATTTATAAAACAGAAAACCCTATTAATTTTGTAAAGGAATAAAATGAACGCACTATTAGAATACAATAAAGAAATCGTCCCGATGTTTCGTCAACTAAATGAACTGAAACAGCAATTAAAGGAATTTAAATTAAGCGATGAAAAATCACTAGAATTTGCAGATGAAGTGAAGGGTGTACATGATGCATGGGTACAATACTTAGAATCTACTGAGGAAGGTGGGAAATTATTATCAGAAATTCATGCGCTACAAGAAGATATTAAACAAGCTGTAGCTTCTGCTAAAGGAAAAACACCATTTAAGAAAGCTGAATTGAAAACATTCTTTGCTGCTCGTTCTAAAGAAAATGGTGTAGAAAAAGTTATTACAAAAGGTGAGTTGTTTGGATTAATTGACCATCAATTGAAATAACAAACAAAAAGCCCCTAAAGCAAAAAGCTAAAGGGGCATAAAAGAGGCATAAAGCCTCACCTACGTGGAAAACTCTTATTGTTTATAATTACTACTGTTAGACACAGCTCTTATTAAAGCATTCTTACTATCAGAGCATTCATAATAAATAGCTGCGTTATTAGTAATATTCTTTATTAAATCAGCTCCTGTTGTTCCCTCAAGGCTTTCTAATGATGGGCAAGTCTGAAGCAGGGAAGGTGGGAGTTGAATTTCCTGAGAGCGCTTTATTGATGAGCAACAAGCCGTCAGAGTCAATACAAGAGTTATGATAAACATCCCTTGTAACAATCTTTTCCACTGTTTTTGTGATTGTCTTTGCATTATCTACCCTCTTTAATTTCAATTCTTCCAGTTCTTGAGCTATTGTATTATATTTAATAGCTGTAGCTCTATCTGAAATAGCTTGTTCAGCTAACATCTTATTATGTTCGCTATCAACACCGTAAGAATAGGAATAAAAACAGACAACTAATACAAATAAAATAAATGATAATATTTTAATATAAAATGTTTTATCCATCCCTATCCTCATTTTTACCAGATACATTAGGTTGATGTAATAGACGTGCAAACAATATAGCTAAACCAACCCATTTTACCCACCCATCAGGTACAGCTTCTTTAATATCAGGAAGGTAATCATAAGCAGTAGATGCTATAACAAGTAACGCACTAAGTTGCACAGTTAGGTATTTATACGCCTTTTTCCAATTAGGAATTAACATATTACCCTCTAACACTTAAGAATAAATTCCTGCGCACATTACACCTATTCACTAATCCTTGTATAATTTTACCTCCAACCTTATTCCACATAAGAAAAGCATCAGCAGCAGCTAAAATATCACCCTCAGCAATCTTCTTAGCCACTGTGGAATTTGTATAAGCTGATACACCAACGTTGTATGCCATATCAATACAAGCAGCTAAACGCTCTGGGGCTTGATTAGAGAGCTTTGGGGAGGTTTTTAAAACAGCGTCCATAACAACCTTCACCTTAGCTGCTAAATCGCTGTCAGCCCGTTCCTGAGTCCATTCTACGCCTTCTTTAATTTCAGCCCCTGTACAACCCCATCCAATTGTCCAAGGATTCCCTTTTAGATGACTCCATTCTTTTGGAATTTTAAATTCACCATCTTTGTATGCTTTTAATTTACCATGTGAAGCTAGTGCTTCTGATAAATCACTACAAGGATCGGGGTAGGCTTTTAAACAACACCCTTCATTGTTTTTAATTAATTTTAATGCAATTTTAAATGCTTCATTATTACTATTACTCATACCTATCACCTTTTGCTTTTTAGAATTATAATTTCCAATTGTTGTGACATTTGTTTTTGTAGTTCAATAAGTTCAATGCGTTTAACGTAACTTTCTTTTATATTTGCAACTTCAGCTTTAACACTAATTAATTCCGACCGCATGATTTCATGAGAATCAACAAGCCTAACTATCTGAACATATGTAGCAAACACACCAACGCACAATGCTATAATAAGGGATGGCATAACTTTGTCTCGTATCCATACCCAGAAATCAAACTTACGTTGCGCTACTGTCATTACAACCCTATTTAGTTAAATTGAAAATTTCAGATTTTTTATAATTACAATCGTATAAATCTTGTGGTGTTACTCTTTTTTGCACAGATTTATCTAGTAAATCAATACCACCAGCAGATATCTGCATGAAACAGAACTCAGAACACCACCATTTAGACCAGTCAGCCCAATCCTCAGACATTAGGAAGGGTATACCTAATACACCCATAAAATCATACCCCTTACCTTTTTGATCTATTCCCCAACATTTAGCTTTATCAATATCAGGGATAGGGATATACATGTCTTGGTAATATTTAACGCCTTGCATAGCTACATCTATAGGGACAATTCTGCAACCATCTGACATAGTTGCTTCGTATGCTTTATCATCTATAATAATTAAACAATGACTCCACATTTTTGATCCGCCTAGACGAGCCACTAACCATGAGCCTATATGATAGGGCCACCTACTACAAAATCGTAGAGTAATCATAATGTTGCTGCCAGAATGAATAGATCATCAAGCTGAGTTTCTGATAACCCTAATTTAGTGGATATAGATTTTACAAATGATTTATGCCTGTCTACAGTGTTACTAAATTCCCATTCAATCCTGGCAGCATCGCCTTCTACCCCACTCATAGTAGATATAGCATTATTAACCGTAGTAAGAAGACCTGCTGATAATAAAGCAAGGCGTGCTTGTCTCATAGTGACAGATTCTGGTACTATTTTAATAATCTCTGGTTCAGGTTTTTTTGTGATAGAACCATTAGGATTAACAGTATCACCTATACTCCCACCTATACTAGCATCTACTAGGTTTGGAATTACGTCTAGGGAATCTACTTCAATAGTGTTTAGAATTTCCCCTAATTCATTTAATTGATGAGCTTTCATATTTATGCGATTCCTTTAATAATTGCTACACCATTAGCGCCTGCGCCACCAGCACCAGAGTTGTTGCCATTAACAGAGCTACCACCACCTCCACCAGCACCACCAGGGAATCCTCCATTACCGCCTGCTGTAGCAGCTACAGTAGCTGAACTACCTCCACCGGCTCCAGAAGTTCCACACAAATTATCTGATGAAGCTGCTGTTCCATTTCCACCTGCTGTTGGGCTTGTACCACATGTTCCTCCTGTAGAGCCAGCTACACCGCAGCTACTACCAGAATTTCCCCCTCTTGTAGGAAATGTATTAGATGCAGTTAGATGTCCTCCTACACCACCACCGCCAACGCCTCGTAATGAATCTCCTGCTGTAACAGCAGACGTGGTGGATAAATCCATAGTGCCACTTCCAGCCCCACCCCATTCAGAATTACCACCACTTGTACCTCCGCCACTACTGCCATAGCTACTAGCAGCACCGCCCTCTCCTATATTGTCAACTGTGGTAGTGCTGTTACCAGCGCCAAAACTATTATACCTAGGTGCACCACCATAAGCACTGTTGGTATTGCTTAAACTTGAACCTTGTCCTAACAACCCAGAGCCAGAGGTTTTAGTTTGTACACCTCCACCACCAACACCTGCACAACCACCATAGGCCGTTACTAAACTGCCGAATGTTGTATTACCACCAGCAGTACCTGTGTTCCCATTAGTAGAGTCTACTGTAACAGCAGCACCACCACTACCTCCACTACCAATTGTTACTGTTGTAGAGCTACCTGCTGTGATGTTTCTTAAGTTCCTTTTAATTCTAGCTGGAGCACCACCAGGAGCACCACCTGCATTAGCGCTACCACTAGCTAATCTAGCACCACTCCCACCGCCGCCACCTGCACCAACTAAATCCACTTCAATTTCTGTGTATCCTGGTGGGTGAATATAAGTTGCTGTTGATGTAACTTTATAGTAGAATGGACTGACAACAATTGATGTGAAAGCTGTTCCATTACACTGGATTAGACGTGCTTCACCTGGATAAATATTATAGCTAGTTAAACCATCAATTAACTCAGACGAGTCAGGATCAACCGTGATAATCCCTGTCCCTGAGTTTCTGTACCAGCACCACCACCCATTTAATAGTGTTGTAGCAGCTGTAAATGTTTGTGTAAATGTACCAGAAGTGACATCAATAAATGTACCGTTGTCTGTTAACCCCAGAATAGTATTACTTGTTCGTGTAGAACGTAGTAAACTTACGTTAAACACAGGCGACCAGTTTGTACTATCTGCTGATGGGTCTGTAGTACCAGCACCAGATGTTTTACGTTTGTATGTTTGGTAGTTGCTAGGGCTATATACGTTAGCTCCAGCAGAGTATGTTGTACCACTAACCCATAGTGTAACATTAGCTGTCGCTAATGCGGCAGCAGCAGAGGCAGCAGCAGCATTCTGTGAATCAGTAGCAGATGTAGCTGCTGACGATGCTGTAGTTTGTTTTGTAGACACATCTGTAGCTAATGCATTAGCTTCTGTAACAAAAGTAGGGAGAGCTGCAACAAAATTATCTGCGTTAGTAATAAATGTTGCTGCTGATTGACTCCTACTAGGGGCTGTTGGTAATGGAGTTATTGCCATTGTTATTTTTCCTAGGATATGTTATTATTGTTTTTATAATTTAAAAAGAGAGCTTATGACACAAGACGAATTAAAAGAGAAGATGCACTACGACCCTGAAACAGGAGTTTTCACTAGAATCAATCATTACTATAAAGGCCCGACAGGAACTAAGACACATCGTGGGTATATTGACATTAGTATTAAATACAAGAAATGGGCTGCTCATAGACTAGCTTGGTTGTACGTCTATGGTTATTTACCAGAACATCAAGTTGACCATATCAATGGAATCAGAGATGACAATCGTATTTGTAATCTTAGGGAAGCTAAAGCTATAGACAACTTGAGAAATTCTGGAATACGTTCTGATAATACTTCTGGAATTAAGGGTGTTTCTTGGCATAAAGGTTATAATAAGTGGCAAGCTGTCGCCAGTTTAAACGGTAAACTACACCATTTAGGTATTTTTGAAGATAAAATGCTGGCGGCAGAAGCTTATCAAAAATTTGCTAAGACACACCACGGAGAATTTTACAAAGAACCTAAGCCACTTTGATGAAATGTTGCCTCACGTCAACCCTTCCAAAGTGATTGTACATATGGATTTCAAATGGTAATTAACATCAATACTGAAATCCTTGTAGAATCCATATATAATAGAAGAACCATAACTAGCACTCCCAACATACACTGTAGGAGTAGCCCTATAGCCAGCTAATATATTAGAAACAGTATCAACATCAGATGCATCTATAAATATTGTCATTGTAGCGTTCTTTCTGAATGCCCTTTGCAATATTGTGTAATTCCCAAATGTATCTTGTGTTTTAACAGAATAATCTTGAATACCGAGCTTCATACCTAGCTCAATTCCAACAGGGACGTTAGAATCATTTAAATATGAAATATCCTTAGATAACCCCAATACTAATCCACCCAATAAAACAGTGTTACCTGTATCAGTAATTGTTACTACAATTGTAGAGTTAGCATATGGAAGTAAATCTGTTACAACAAAATCCACTGTACGTACAATAGGTTCAAAGAAATATGCATACCAATCTGTAACACCACTTGTAGAGATTAATGAGTAAGTTTCATCATAAACTAATCCATCTGTAGCATCTATTTGTTTAATATTAACACTAGCTCCACTTATATTTAATAAAGCAACACTGTCAATACGTCCTGTTGTTTTAAATATATTTTGAATAGTATTTGTATTACTAGATTGACTGGTAATACTTTGATCAAAAGCTTTCCACTTGTTTGTATTACCTACAGATAACCAATATGTTGTATTTGTAACAGGTTGGTTATAATTCATAGAAGCTGTATATGTATGTACCCCACTTTGTGTTCCTGTTGTATTAATAGCACTACCACCAGATGTTGCTGATACGTTAAATGTATCTGTTGTTGGTGATTTAACATAATATACTGTACCTGCAACTAATCCAGTAGGTAATGCTCCAGTAGTTGTAAAACTAATAGGTGTATTATCTGCTAACCCGTGAGCAGTAGCTGTGAATACTGCTGGAGAAGCAATTGTTACTGTAAATGTAGCTGTGCTTCCTGATAAACTCTGATAAATCTTGTGAGTATCCCCTGAAACATATTTGACATAAGTTCCAGTTGTATATACAGTGGAAGCAGAATAATCTGGGTAATCATTTTCTGTAATATTGCTAGAAACAAATGTTCCAGAAGAATTACCTACAACATCTGCTGCGCGTGTTACTGTGGAAGATGTTGTAGGGATGTAGCTGGTAGCGGTTGTGCCTAGTTCTATCTGTGCGCCCCAAATGTATATAGATTCATCCCCGTTTGCTATCCAAGTAGTCGCTTGATTATCCGCAGTATGCACCTCTATTAGTGGAGAAGAAGCAATAGCAGGCATAGTCCTAGTTATTGAACACCTATACCACCCATTACCTAAATTCTTCATAGTTGCTGTAGTACCGCTTTTAACAGTACCTACAACCCCCGCAGACAAATCAAAAAAAGCACCCTGAACTACTGCACTATTCCCATCTAAACATAACCCTAACCAGTTTACAGTACCTGTTTTAGCAAAAACGGACATAGTGTAGGCAGCAGCAGTGGGGGTGTATGAACCATAAATATACTTCTGTAAGGACGTAGCTCCTGCTGTAAGGGTGTCAGCGGTAATGTTTCCGTCAGGTGCAGAAACACTGTTAGCTATGATAGAAGTATTTAACTTACTCCAAGCCGCACTATTAAACTGTTCTGAATACGTCAGAAGGTTTGTTGAAGCTGTCTCATACAATAGTGCAGCGTAATCAGTAGAAGCTGTATATGTTGCTGGAATTGTCCCATTGTAGCCAACACTTTTTATATATGTGGAGGCTGTTGAGCCTAATTCTACCTGCGCGCCCCACAAATACAAATCCCCTGTAGTCAATCCCTCAAATAAAACGACAAGAGCTGTTTGGCCTACAGAATATGTCACAGTGAGTGAACAACGAAACCAGCCATTTCCGACAGAAGAAATTGACCCTACGCCTGGGTTACTTTCCTGAAACACTGTCCCAGAAGAGATGTCAAAAGTGGCGCTTGTCCCAATGTAAAAAGCCTCTCTTATTCGGAACTGGTTGCCACTTATCGTACCGGCTTTTACGAAAACGCTGATTGTATAAGTACCAGAAGAAATGGTTATTTGTTGATTAGTGTACCCAGGAAGTGCTGACACTGTGAGCGTATCAGCAGTCATAGTACCGTCCGGTGCAAACGTAGTATTAGAACTAAAGCTTGCGTTCATGCAACCCCACAGTACATTTTCAAACTGTTCTGAATACGTCAGTAGATTTGTAACAGCAGCAGTAGCCTGAGTGTACGTAATATTAGAATTCACCCGTGCATTGTCTACTGCTGCTGTTTGTAATACATTAGATGTGTCATAATATGTAGCTGTAGATGCTCTACTAAATTGAGCATCCGTCACAGACATAGGACGGATGATTTTCATTAAATATAACCCTTTAAATTAATATTACGTTCCAATACGCTCAGGAGGAATACCATCACCATCCCACTGACGCATTAACTTGCTTGATACACCAGTGTTTTGAGCAACAGATAGCAATGCAGCATTAATTTCCATACGCATTGCTCTAATTTCCTCTGCTGTACTATCTGCATCTCTTGCAGCTTTAGCTGTCAATACACGCTCTCCGGCATGGAGATTGGCCCTGTAATTATCAAAAGGAACCATATCCAAACCATCAGCATGACTACCATGTATAGATTGATATTCAGCACTCTTATAAAAATCCCCCATAACATCAGTTATAGTGAAATTGTTTTTGGATGCGTTATCAACCCACCAATCTAACCCTGCTTGATCTGGCGCTCTTCCAAGTACAGTTTGGTATAATCCAGCAATCTCATCCCTAGTAGCTGGCTTTGTAGCAGATAATGCTGGATTAGATGCAATAGCAGATGGGGAAGCTTGAATAGAATTAATTGCAGCCCTGCTACTCTCTGCAAATGCTACCATAGCACTAGATAAGTCTTTTATAGCAACATATGTACCATTCATTAAATCAATCTGTTGCTGTGCCATCTGCAACATAGAATCATATTTAGCAATCTCACCATCATATTTAGCTTGAGCTGCTGCTTGCTCTGCATCAAACTGTGCTACTTGCAAATCATAATTACTTTGCAATAATGTTAAGCTATCCTCTAAAGCAGATACTTGCCTGTCTGAATTACTTTTAGCTACTGTAGTAAGATCATTAAGATCAGACACAGAATTTTTCGTCATCTGAAAGTCTCTAGCGTAATCTTCATATGTTGCAAACAAGTCTTGAGATGCTTGTGTTAAAACACTTAAAGGTTTAGATAGTTCCTCAGATGTTGGTAAAACTCCTGTGCTTCTTGCTACAGCTAAAGCTGTTGTGATAGTATTCTGAGCAGCAGTTCTTACAGATGCTTCAGTACCTGCTAATGTCATACTCTCAAGAGTTTTTGTAAGACTACTAGATAAACTTGAGAGAGCTGTATTAGCTGTTTTAGCAGTGTCTAAAGTTGCTTGAATAGCTGTCTTAGTATCATTAAATACTTTCTCAGCACTATTTTTCTGAGCTGTAATTGCAGCAGTTTGTGCATCAAACGTAGCTTTACTTATATCCTTGCTAGATTCAATACTCTTTTGTAATACCTCATAATCTTTATTGGCAGCAGCTTTTAAAGTGCTTGTAGATGTTGTAAGCGATACAATAGAAGCATCTAGTTCAGAGAAAGCTGATGACAGATTTACTAATTTAACCCATGTTTTCTGACCGCTTAATGTAGTTAAATCAAGAGATTCAATCATCTTTCTTAATTCATCTTTAGTGGAAGGCATGGTAAGTCCCAGATCACTAAAATTTTTAGAAAGAACTTTTGTAGCTTCATTAACTCGTTCTTGCTCTGTATAGTAATTTTTGAAATATGCAGAAGTTGTTGATTGCATATTACTTAAACTACCAAACATATCTACAAGATTTGAAGCTAACTGAGCACCAAATAACGATGATTCATATACCCTATAATTCAAACTATCAAACATTGAATTAACAGCTACTAAGCTTCCTGACAACCTAGTAATAGTTTCATTTGAAGTTTCACCAGTTTTTGCAAATGTAGCTATATTAGGTATAATCTGTTCAGCTAAACTATTAGCCATATCAGAAAACGCTTTATTAATTGCTTCAGTATTCGCTTTTGAGTCTGCTGTTAAAATTATATTTACATCTTGACTATAGCCTTTTATCTTATCAGCAGATATCCCCAAATTCTTAGCAGAGGTTAAAGCAGCGTCAGTAACAGCGTAGAAACCTTTAGCTAGCTCTTGTTGCGTGCTAGATGGTAAGTTAGACCTTATAGTACCTGTTCTGTCTCCAGTGAACCACCCTCCAGCTTCTTTCCACTTTTGAAAGGAATTACCTGAGAATCCTTCGGATGTACTAAAGTTACCTTCTATTCCTGCGCTTTGAATCTCTCTCTCACCATGACCAAAACCTTTCTTCAATATAGTTGCTACAGCTAAAGCAGCAGCTACCCAAGGAATAGCAGCACCTATAGTAGAACCTATAGTGGCAGCAGCTTCTGCTGCTGTAGTAGCAGCTCCTAGAGCTTGTGAAGAGGCCGCTATAGCTGCCTCGCCAGATGTCACAGCGGCTGCTGCTGATCCAGCTCCTGATATACCTGCCCCAAAAGAACTGAGAGCACTTGAACCAAAAAGATTACCAGCAGTTGTAATTGCCCCACCAATATTAGAAGTTAATCCACCTGAGAAACCATCCCATAAGGCTTTACCAGCAGAGTACATACTGTACATACCACTTAATCTACCACTTAATCCACCACTGGAATTTCCGCTTGCATAACTTGCAAAAGTAGCCTGAGCTTGAGCTGTACCTGTTGCCAAGGCTCCACTAATAGGCGCTAGAATTGGTTGAAGCAATGTTTTAGCAAAACCAAGCTTCATATCGTTGAGTATCTTCTTCCAGCCTTTGCCACCACCCTCTATAACAGCATTAGCTAAATCGTCAGAATATTGCTTATTAGAACGTTTCCAAGCTTCGTTATATTCCGCTATAGCTTTTTGTTGTGCTTGCTGCATCTCTTTACTAAATTGCAAATCACGATACTCTATTTGTTTTGCAATCATTGTATTAATGTGCTCTAATGCTCTCTGGTCGTAAGCATCAGTTATATCACCATTAGCAACTATAGCTTCACGTTCTTTGTATAAATTATCAATCTTAACTTGTGTAATATTATCTTGGAGTTGCTTTTCAGTAACACCAGCTCGTTTCATAGCCTCTGGAAGAGAATCATATGCTTTTACTTGAGCAGAAATTGCATCAATATTTTTGTTAATATCGTTTAGCTCTTTTTCTCTAGCCTTTTCTAGTTCTCTGAAAGGTTCTTGACTAGCATATATACTCTCAATACGGGCTTTTTCTATTGCTGTATTTGCATCAGCAATCAAGCCAGTGTATTTTCTTGTTATGGATAATTTCTTTGTTTTTGCTGCTATTGTTAAATTTTCATCTTTAACATTATATAACTCTGCTGCCTTTAAGTCTTTATCCATGGCATCTTGCATAAACTGAATACGCTTCAATTCTGCATCTTTTATGCTAAGATAGATATCTTGAGCACTCTCCATCTTATATTTTTTACGGAGCTTATCTAATGTAATTTCGCGTTCTAATGCTTGGACATTTTCTTGATAAACTAGAGCATTTTCCGCTATTGCTTCATTAACGTTTAGGAGACCTTGAGATTTACCTTTTTTATTATCCTGAAGAACTCCAGTTCCAGTTTTATGTTTTTTTAAAGCTTTTTTAGCTTCTTCATCAGCAAGCTTTGCTAGTACCCTAGCTGCATCTACAACAAGCTTCAGAGATGCTTCTGTTTCAGCGTATTTTTTATTAGTTGTATCCCTAGCATTTTGTAAAGCTTTTTCTGCGGACAATAGTTGTAATATTTCTTTCTCATTAGCTGAGTGATATGGTAATACACCTGTTGAACGGTACTTATCCATTGCTCTTACTTGATCTGGATTTAAAGCTCCTCTAGCTTTCCTTACTTTTTCTTCAGCCTCATTAACAACTTTAGTTCCTTGCAATTTAACCAATTCAAGTTGCTGGTCTCGTATAGCTTGTGTTTCAGCATCCCTAGCAGTTTTGCCTTGTATCATTAACTCGATTTGCTTATTTAACCTTTTAGCTTCTTCATCAAGCTTACCTTTAAAGTCATCCATGTAATTCAAAGCAGCTTTACTAGAACTTGAATTAGTGGCTTCGTCTCTTTTAGTAGTCCACCACACAAAGGCTGCTGCGCCAGCAGCTAAAGCAATACCTAACACACCTAATGATGCTTGGAAAGCCATAGAAGACCATTTTGCTAAATCCATAGCTGTTTTTAATGCAATAAAGCTTTCAGCTATACCAACCAGTAACCCAACTACAAAAGAAGCTGCTTTAAAAGCTAAAATAGCTCTAACAATTTCATATAATGCTGAAGAGTTTTCAACTAAAAACACTGCTAAATTTGCAGAAGCTGTTGCTAAAGATTGTATCCCACTGATAAACTCTGGCGAGTTAAAAGCAGCTTTCATACGTGTAGCTACTAATGATAATTCTGGCTGAATATCTTGAAAAGCTTTAACTAATGTTGTTTCAAGAGAATTCTTTACAGATTTGAATTGAGCATCTACAGTGAGGGCCATAGCTGCTGCACCAATAGCTGCAAAGCCATAACTTTCATCAATTGATTTATTTAATGCCTCTAATTTGTTTTTAAAACCTTCAGCACCGTCTCCAGCTTCTGCTATCTTAGTTCTGTAAAGCCCAAGAACTTCAACAACATTCTTCATACCACGTTCATTAGCGAGTTCTGCTAATACTTTTTTCTGTGCAGGAGCTTTAAGAGTATCTAACCCATCAGATAGTTTTTTAACAACATCAATTAGATTTAAGAAATTACCCTGATCATCTTTAAATGAATCTGGGGTTAATTTTATTTGTTTGAGTGCATTCTTAACTTTATCAGACTCAGATGCTAACTCTTTGTACATATTTTTAAGAGATGTACCTGCTGCACTACCTTGAATACCTAAATTACTTAAAGCTGCTAACGATGTTCCCACATCTACCAAGGATATACCGTACAATTTACCTACTGACGAACCAGATTTAAACGCTTCTGATAAAGATTCAACACTAGACATAGAAACAGCAGCAGTCTTTGAAATAACATCTGCAATACGACTATAACCTTCAGCACCATAATTCAAAGCTGTACCAACTTGAACTAATGTATATGCTGATTTCTCAATTGTTGTTCCACCAACAGTTGCAAGATTTAAGGCGTCCTTAATACCGCCTAAAGCTTGCTTGGCATTCAAACCAGCTAAAATAAGAGTTTCAAATGCTTTAGCAACCTCTTGTGGCCCATATACCCCCGTTCCAATTTGCAAAACAGCTTCTCTAATAGCATTAACTGATGCAACAGTTTCTAGTCCCTTTACACGTATGCTTTCCAGCGTTTGTTCGACATCTTTACCAATTGTGACAATACCTTTTAATGATGCCCCAATTGCCAACCCTACAGCCATCCCTGCTAGATTGCCGTATGTCACCCACAAAGCACCTAAGCTACCAGATAATCCTCTAGCTAGAGCATGACCTTCCTTCATGCTTTCATTATGAATTCTTTGGCTTCGTGCTGTACTGATGATACTATTATTAGCATCTCTTAATGCTTGTATCATAGGAGCTGCGGAAGAAGAAACGCCTAAGTTAGCAGCTTTTGCTTCTAATTGAGCAATATTATAATCTTTAATCTGCTTAGTAGTCATTCCAAGCGTAGCCGTTTTTTGCTTTAGAGTTTCAATAAACTTATCACTGGATACCCTAGCATCATCAATATTCTTTTTTGTCGGCCCCATTGCAGACGCTAACGCATTAGTGCCACCAGCAGCAGAACGAGCATTTGCATTTAAACTATTCAAAGCATTAGCTTGTTCCATCATCTTACCCATGAAGCTGTCAGCTCCTTGAGCAGATGCTCTGCTAATAGCGTTAAGCTTCTCCATGGCGGCTATAAAAGATGTTACCCTACGCTCAGAATTCGCAGCAGACGTAGATAACCCACTAAGGCTATTACTAGCCTCTTTGATTCCATCACTTACAACTTTAATTTGTAGGCTAGTAATATCTACGCTCATGGGTACTCTCTATTTGATTATTTTAAACTTAATGTATTAATTCTTTTTAAAACCACCTAATACATTCTTAATTTTATTACTTATTGCATCCCTATCTATTTGATCGTCTACAACATCGTATGGAGCTGGTCTATCTTTGTCAGAAGATGCATAGTATTCCTCACAATACTCCTTACTCAGAATTCTAACCAAACTCATCTCAAACGGTGTTACAGAAATATCAATAGCATCTTTCCAAGCTATTATTTCTTGCCATGATAAAGGAACTATACCCATTCCACTCTGACCAACTGTTCCAGCTTCATGCCAGAATTCTGCGATATACTTAGCCTCTTCTAAATCTGGTAAAATGAGGAAGGGGCTACCTTCCCCACCAATCGAGAAATACTCCCTACGGGATTTTTCATCACCTTCAGGAGTTGCTGCTAACCAAGCTAGATGTCTAGCATATACGCATAAATCATCTCTTATTTGGCCAAAAAATTAGCATCGCTCTCTAAAGCGGATTGAACTTGATCTTTAATCCAGTACAAGTTATTATTACGATACAATTTACGGAAAGCTTCTGGTGTATTGATTTGAGCGTCATCATCAGTGAAATTGTGAGCTTCAATAGAGATAGCAACTAGAATATCAATATTATCTTCGACATTAGTTTCAAATGATTGAGTTTTGTTTTTACGAGCAAGAGCTTTACGGCTCAAGTCAGAAAGGGCTTGACGATATTGTTTAGAAGCCTTACCATAAATGCTGATTTCCAATGGCTGAGTCTTTGCATCATCAGCGTACATTTTTAAACCTGTTTCAGGGTCTTCCAAATGCAAACGGGTGGATTCAGAGATGGATTTTTTATTAATATTGAATGACATAATTTTGTTTCCTTTAATTGTAGGTTTGTGTTAAAATTGTTTTCTCTTTTATGAGAATATTGTTATAATTAGGTTTAGACAAATAAAAGCTACTAACAATGGTAACTTAGTTCTTTTCATGCGCCATAGTAGCATTCATGAATGCTTAGATGGAGGTTAGGTAATATGCCCAACCTCCGTAGGCTGTTTTATTACTATTGATTAGGTAGCGTTCTCTGTGATGTCTGAGTCCAATTCCAGCTTGATTTCTGCACCAAGAATAGAGTTGATACTACCAACGTTAGTCATGAAACTCATTGTCTTAGCTGTAAAATAAGCTTTGCTACCATCCTGATTAGTAACTCGGAAACTGTACGATGAATCACTGTTAGATGCTGCCAAAGCAATAACTTGACCCGCATCAGTAGAGACTAAAGTTGCTTTAGCAAGCTTCACTGACAAGCTACCGTTATTATACGAACCCCTAAATTTATACGTCTTCCGATCATTCAATGGATTGTGTGTAACCAATGTATAATCTTTACCAAACGTACCAATATCTGTCACTTCACCTAAGGTAGTGTACGTAAGGGCAGAAAAACCTGAATTATCATAAGTAGCTGGTAGGGATGCGCTGATAGCAATGGACGTACCGGCGACTGTTTGGGCCTTTGTTGTCATATTTATTTATTTCCTTTTAAATTAAACGATGATTGCTGCTTTAACTACTGCACCTGTTGCTGCTGTAATTGCTACGACACCTTGTAGATACGCTGGAATAGTATCTAGTCGAATTACATTAAACGTACCTGCCGTTACAGTGACATCTAAACCTGATGCAACACTAACTGTCAATGCACCAGCGCCTGTAACAGGAACTGTAGTACCAGATGCACCATCAATTGTTACCACTACATCTGATGCTGATGTGTTGTACAACAAAAGTTCTTGACCAGTGTTTGCTGAATATGTTAGAGTATCGCCAGAAGTGGCTAATGCAATAGATGTGGCTGTAAAACCACCTAATACATTTTTAGATGTACTTGGGACTGCTGCCATTTATTTTTCCTTTTTAAGTTTCTAATTCAAGTCTATATGGAATTATGATCGGAATAACTCGATATCCACCTTCATCAATGATGGCTTGTCGAATGCTTGGTGTTGCTTCAATACTTGTTGCTGTTGTTTTTGGAACAATAGGGAATGCCGCTTGTACAGCCCTAGCGATATCCTCACCCTGTTTTGTTCCAACATCTTGTTGTGTATATACATTTATTTGCATATACCCCATATCTCTTTGTCGTGTTCCATCTGTTGTAACGTCTAATAAAACAGATGGTATGATTAACATCTCAAGAAATGGGGCATTGTTTGGAGGTTTTTTAAATCCGTTGTTTTCATAAGCAACAGGAATATTTAAGCTAGCTGCTAAAGCTGCAACCCTAGGGGTTAGATCACTTCTTACTGTCACATATACTCTCCTTTTAGTTTTATCAGAGATTTACTAACCATACCATAAGGTAATGCACCTCTCCATTTTGTACCTGGCGTTCCACTTGGCCAACCTAATGTTTCAACTCGGTATGCATAAGGTAGATTATTAGTAAAATAAATTACATTATCCTTCCCATAAAAAGGTTTTTGTGATAATGTAGAATTAACTCTATTAGTGCTATCTAATCCAGATGGGTTAGTTGCATTTGTATAAATTGTTGATGAATTACCTATATCAGAATACCACTGATTTATAAGATGATTATTAGAATATTTCCCTGTTGCTTTTGTAGGGGATAATGAAATTACGCTAGATGTAAATATCTTATAAGCATTACAAACACTGTTATTTATATCGTCTAAAGCTTTTTGTTCAAATTTTTTAATATCTTCTAAAAAATTAGTCATATATTATCGTATTGTCAGATATTACAGTTTCTTGTACTGTATAATCAATAGCTTCAAACCCTAATTCATTTAATCTATTTTTGTACGAATCAAAATCATCAAAGGTTTCTTCCATACCTAAAGGTAAAATACCTGAAACTGATTCACTAGAACAGTTAGGAGTATATCCATATCCAATTACTTGTAAATTTTCGTTGTATGCAATGTAATATATCATTCAATATCCTTGATTTCAGTTAAATATATTCCATCATGGGGATATTCAAATTTACCATTGTCAGTTTTACGTATATCATATATTGATGTAGTAATTTTATAATAGCTATCTAAATATGATTTTTCGCTATCAGATGAATTTAAATAACAGGAAGATTTAACACTGTCGTAATGTAATTTTTGTGCGTTTATAGCTTCTTCTAAAGTGTCATAAATCATGATATTGTTACTCCATATTTCTTACCTAGATTGTTTAACACCATAGAAATTTCAGTTGCTGATAAAACCCTTTTCCAAGCCATAAACTCTGATATAAAACCATCTAAACCACGATTTCCTAAAACAGTATTCCCTAAATACATAATTGTTCCAGCATCACTAACCGCAGCACCCGATCCGACAAGAAAAGTTGTAACTGATGCTGGGGTAGTTGAGTTTAGATAGTAAACTGGTGCTGTATTTATAGTTTGTTGATTATATGTAATAACAACAACATATTTTGTATTTAATGAAAATGTTGCGTACCATTGAGAGTTTGTAGTAGCTCTGCCTTGTGTAAAATATAATCCATTACCATTGCCTGTAATAATACTATTAGCATTTTTTGCAAATACTCTGCCCGCACTAGCTCCACCAAGCGACCTTAGATAAAAAACAAAAGCAAATGTTCCACCATTTAATGTAATATCATCAATACTAGATGAGGATTGAGCTTGTATTACAGATGTATTACTATTGAATCCTAAAGATGGTTTAGAATTAAGTGGGCTACTCTCTACATAAGTAGGTTGCGTACTAGCAACAGCGTTTGAAATATTATTCAAATTACCAGAACTATCTGATGTTTGAGCATTTTTTAGATAATATAACTGCTGTGACAAATAACTTGAAGTCAGTGTTTCAACCGTTGTAATTGTTGTTCCTGATAGATTGGATACTGTATAAACATCAGTCAATCCTATTCTAAACTTCTGGCCTATAAACATATACTCAGTTATTGTAGTTGCAGCAGTTATAGAATTAGTTCCTATTGTACCAGTACCAGTTGTTCCAGCTTGATAGGCCAGAAAATTTGATAAAGAGCTATAGTTTGATGAGTTTATCCAAATAGCAGGATTTGTTTGCTTAATTAATGAATTATATGTTTTTAGCATTTTATATTAAAATATTTGCCATGCTGAACCATCATAATAAAACCCGATAGCAATCCCGTTTGCAATAGCTCCACCAGTGATTGTTATGTTGCTAGAGTCTTTTACAGTCAATACATAGCCGCTAGTTCCTATGTTTTTAATAATAAAGAACATATCAACTACTGCTAAAGGTAAGGTTACATTACGAGAAGCCCCATTTGGGTCTAGGAATTGATACTGCGGGTCTTTTGAGGCTATAACCTTATCTCCAGATAATATTTGCTTATTTGATGTAGCCTGCAATTGAGTGAATTTACCGCTATTTGGAGTAACATCACCTATCGCAGGAGGTGATGACATACTGAATTGATACCTCATTATACGAACTCCGTCACTCTTGCTGCACCTGTTGCTGATGCCCATATTCCGCGTATTTCACCCGTATATTCACCATTTCTTAATTCTACATAACCGTAAGGATCAACTTTTAGTGTGAAACTGGTTGTACTAGCTGTACTTGTCCCACATGATAGATATAGCACTGATGTGCTATCATTGAGTATCACTCCACCTTTTCTATTAGTATTTGAACTAAGTAACAGAACATCTGTTATAGATGCTGAAATATTTGTCTTATTGGCTGTGGAGGAAGAGCTATTTACAGTAGAGTAAGGATTACCGCTAACAGGATCAATCAGAACAACACCTTGTGACCACTGACCTGTAGTTAGATCAACTAATTTTTCTTGAGACATTTATATCCTTTGTTTAACGTCTTACGTAGACTTCATGTAAAATTAAATTATCAGAAGATGGATTAATATCTTTAACTGTTACAATATTGTATGTGATATTTCCAAAAACAATCTTATCTTGACTTGGGTCAATATTTAATGGTGTTGCTGTTGAATCAACTTTTTCTGGTGGTCTGATATAGATAATTTTATCGCCTTCCTGAATAAGGGTATTACTTTTATTACCAATTCCACCTAAGTTAGCATAAACATCCATAATTATGGCTTCTACAGTTATCTCTGTTTTTAAAATTGAATTTAATCCAGTAACAGGGTCAAAACTGTAAGAATCTTGTTTAATATAGGTTGCAGTTCCACCAAAATCAACCATCATATCAAGTACAACTTGGTCAAAATCATCTAAAGTGGGCATTGATACTCCAACTAACAAGAAGTTGTGACAAGAGGAATTGCACTCATACTCATTTGCTGAGATTGAGTAAATCCTACATAATTATTATTCCAATCTTGTTGAAATTGAATAAGAGGGTGTGCACAATCTCCAAATACATTTACTGGTACTGGACTAATATCCATAAAAGATGGGTTTGTTACAGTAAGTAGTAGAAATTGCTTATATTGTGAAAATGCCTCACTACCCCATACTTCTAGTTGATTTAATTTTCTATGAGTTTTATGTGATAAAATACCTAAAATATATGTTGCAATTATTTTAGCAGCACGTGGTAGATTCCCATCTTCTTCTGCTAATACTTGTGTATAGACAGAATCAGGAAGATAAGGAAGATCAGAGATGTCTGCTGTTCTAAGTCTTAATTTACCAACATCTGTTGAAAAATCTATTGCCATATTTTCCTTTATAATCTATACTGAAAACTGATTTACTAAAACACCCCCATTTCAGAGGTGTTTCGATAAAGCAGCTAATTAAGACTTGGTAAGTTTAATAACTACTTCTGGACGCATCAATGCATTTACAAAGTTTGTTTCAGCATCAATACGGTGCTCAGTACCATCTTGTGAAGGATTCTCAAAGAAATACTGACGCTCACCTAATGTATTTGCAGTGAAGAAACGATTAGCAGGGCCAAAATACGTTTTGAAGAAGTCAGTACCAGTTGGGACAGCTACAGCAGTATTTGTTGGAATTAGTTGCGAGCCATTATAAGTATCACGCATCTCAATAAAACGAGCACCACCATAGAAAAACTCACGGTGATAAGGGACAGCACTGCCATCAGCAGATAAACGTGCACGTAACGGGTCTTGCTGACTAGCAAAATATTGGAAAGCTGTTCTAGTTGTAGCATGGCCAACTAAGGCTGCAAACCATGTAGGTGAACATAACACAACAACACCAGACATAGAGATAGCACCACCGTTATCTTGAATAGCAGCAATAACAGTTTCAATTTTACCAATGACATCTGTAGTTGATGTACTAAATGCAAAATCTACTTCAGTTTGAGTGATACCAAACTCAGTGAACCAGTTTTGAGAGACTGTACCTGTTGGAGCATATACAGTACCTAGTGTCAATGCTTGAGCACGTGCTGCTTCAAGAGTCCAGTTCAAACTCTTAGCAATACGCTCCATTTTCCGCATACGGACAGCATCCAATGTCTCGGCAGCATCTGCACTACCGTATGCACGTCTACCCTGAACGTCTGATGGACTAATATAATCAGTTAATGGGAAATGAGGGATATTGAATGAATGTACTTCACGTGCATAATCTTTACTTACATTGTTGCGCTCACCACGAATACGATCAACAACCAAACCAACACTTTGATCTACTTTGTCAAACTGAACAACATGCTCGGCGACTGATTGTTCTTGAAACAAACCTAAACTACCAATTGTTCCCCAAGAGTTAGGGATAATATTCAGTTCTTCTGTATAATCAACAACAGAGAATTGACCAGTTGAACCAAAACTTCTTGTAATTGCCATAATTTATTTCCTAATATTTTTATTCTATGTTAATATTACGCCTGAGTTGCAACACGAATACCAAGTGCGTCTAATTGGGCATAAGCAGCTGTTAGAGCAGTACCTGTTACAGAAGCACCAAAAGTAAGTTGTGATTTATTTACAATTGCTGGGCCTTTAGTGATTGCTAGAACAACTAAATCTGTATTAAGTGTTGTTGCAGATGATTGTGACAATCCAAGAGCATCAGCGATATAAATAGCAGCAGCAACTTGAGAACCATCTGTTGCGGATGCTTCTACAATTTTGTATTTTTTAGTACCTGTTACAGTGATTGGGATATAATCACCTACAACAAAATCTGTAGAGCCGTCTGCTAAGGTAAAAGCAAAGCCTGCTTGAGAGAATGCTGTACCAACTTGACCAATACCGATTGCTTGTCCTTGAGGGTCAAGCAAAACAAAATCACCAGCATTGCTTACAGTTTTAGTAATTTTTAAAGTATATGTACCAATTTGTAGGCCCAAAGAGGCTGACATTGTAATAGAACCCATAGTTCCATTACCTGTACCTACAGTTGTTCCTGCGGTTGCTGTAGGGCTTGCTAGATATGAACCAAGAACAGTACCAACTTGCAGAGTAGTAGCAGTACCGTTAAAAGTGATATTATCGCGGCAAAAGCCGGAAGCTGGATCGTATTCAGATTTTACAACGTTACCAAAACGGGTACTTTCAGTTGCAATTGTGGTCATTTAAATTCCTTTTAAATTAAAAATTATTTCTTATATTTTGCTTGCAACAACTTAGCAGTGTTGCTATTTGCAGCTTCTAAAATTGCTTCTTTATCTGGTTTTGACGATACGCCGATCTCTTTAAAACTAGACAAATTTTTCTCGTTATCTAAAGATACTGACATAACAGACAAAATAGATTCAAATGATGCATCATCTAGGGATTTTGTAGCATCCATTACACTATCAACATGTGCATCCCCTAGTACAGATACTATTTTTTCTTTTCTTAATGTAGAACGTTTTAATTCTGCATCTGCTAACATCAAAGCTTTTTCTTCCTCAAAAGCATTTAATGCTGCTTTTACTTGAGCATACGAAGAAGATAGTTCTTCATATTTACTATTTAATTCTTTGAGGGCTTCAGATTTTGTAGACAATGCTTCAAGAGCACTTGCCAACTCTGTAGCTGCCATTGTTGGCTGCGGTTCATCTTTCTTCATTTCTACTTCTTCCTCCTTGGCTTTTTCTGCCTTGTTAAAAAACTTTTTTAATGATTCACGCATATTGAATTCCTGTATTTGATGATATATAATTCATAAAATCGCTTCTGGTCATTATTTTATTAATGAATCCTACTTTCAATGCTTCTTTAGCAGAATAAGTTGAAGCTTCTGTAGATTTAATAGAATCTGTAGATAATCCTGTATAATTTGAGACGTGCATACAAAAATCGTCATATAGAATATCTACTTTTGTTTGCAAATCTTTGATAAAAGTTGGCTTGAAACTGCCATCATCTTCGTATGGAATTTTGTTTTTTCCAGCAGAGATATAGATAGGTTTAATTCCATCTTGCTTCATCTGTTCAGAATAATCACAAAAAGAAACTAATACTCCAATTGATCCTATATCTGAATCTGGATTAGATATGACTTCATCAGCAACACAAGCAATAGCATAAGCTGCGCTACAGCAACATCCGTCTACATAAGCTATAAGTTGAACTTTTGCATCATCACACAAAGCCCTAATATCATTAGCAGTTTCAAATGCGCCATATGACTCACCACCACCACTATCGATCCATAATACAATTGAAGAAACTCCTTCTTCAATCATATCTTCTGCTTTATCTAGTATTTCCTGATAAGAGCAACCACCGCATTCAGCTTCCCATCCAGTTGCTTTATACGTAAGTGGGCCACTTATTTCAATAATTCCACAACTACCCGAAGGATCATCATCCCCCATCTCAGACTCACTATCATTTCCTCCATAAACTTTTCTATTAGGAAGATTCATTAAACCAATATTCCTATCGTTTAGGTATGATAAAATATTGGAAAATAGGGGTTGAGAAATTAAGTGTGGTGTACCGTGGAGTTTTTGTGTTAATCTGAATAAACTATGAGGCATTGTCAGCATTCTGTGTTGAAGAGTCTTTGTTACCAAATGGATTAGTCCTAGTTCCATCACCTGTTGGTGAGGCCATACCTTTACCAGAACTAGATTGATAACCAGCCATCTCTTCTTTATTAATCGGCATGTCAGATGGTTCTACAGCAAACCCGCCAACTTCTAATACTCTGTTTACTACTGACCTATTAACAGGTAATAATCCTACAGAGGCAGTTCTTTGAACTAATTTACCAAACTCATCCATAGATACACCAGAGATGTTTTTATGTACAAATTTGGGGAGTTCTGTATCTGTCCACCCATTTAATCTAAATAAATGTGGTATTAAGTCATGATTGAGAACACTTGAAATTTCTTGTAAACGCCTATCAACAGCCAATGTTAAAATATTAGTATCACCATCCTGTAAACTAAAAGAGCCTGCAGAATCCATGCCCATTTTAAGTACACCACAAGATAGAGCATCTAAAATATTACCTTCTAGCCGCTTCATGATAGCTTCTGTATCGTATTTCTGATTCCCTTTACTCTCAAGTAATTCATATGTAAATAAAGGTTGTCGTGTTTCAGGATCAATCATGCCTGGAACTAATAATCCTGCTTGTGTTCCAGCATTATAATTAGATATAATTGAATTATAAGAAGCAAGAACAGCCTTATCTGCATCAGAAGCGTTAGGATCAAAATATTTAGGAGGTATTGTAATCTTTAAGATACCTTGCACATCTTTAGCTACACCAACTAAGATTTGATCTTGTAATAATGTTAGTTGCTTATAGGCAAGATAGACAGTTTTAAGTAATGAATTACCTTCTGGATTGCCAAGAGTACCATCACAAACAAATAGTAAGAATTTCTCTCTAGGTATATAGATCAATCCTCTTTCATTAGCTTGTGCTGCAAATAATGCTCTATTTTCCATGTAGCGAATACTCTGTTCTACTCCTAGTAATTCTCTGCCATCTGGACTAAAATCCCAACTTTCAATACTAGAACGTGACCTAGGGGAAAGTTTCTTAATGCCAACTAAACCATCATTAAACTTAGAGCCATTCTTTCTTAGTCGTCTACGAAATACTTTTTCACTTATATGACTACCATACTCGATAAACTCAAACCAATTTCCTACAGTATTTTGCCAGCTATCCTCCATATCATCCATACAGCTTCTAATGAATTTAGCTTTCTCTTTTTGTTCATCTGTAGCATTAAGCGGAGCTTCTACTACCCACTCAACACGATTCATTAAAAGCTTATATGCATTCAAAGCTGTAGCAACAACAGGACAATTTCGCATTTCATCTACTACACGGAGCATTTCAGGATATCTAAATGCCCTTGTTGGAGACTCAACAATATATCCGTTATATGTTCTTAGAGCTGTATATCCTTTCTCTGAAAGAGAAATTCTAGGAATTACAGCATCATCGTCTGGTTTTAGTAAATCTGTATCTATGCCTTCAGGCATTTTCTTTTTTGCCATAAAGACATGTACCTTATATAGTTGGAATTGGTGAAGCTAGAGTCATACTACCTAAGCTCATCTGCGGAATAACAACATCCCTTGCTAACATAACAAAAGCATCTGAAGCAGCATCCACTTGATCGTCTTTCTGTTTTCTGTTATTATCTTCAAAATTTTCTAATTCTGTAAAGAATGCTTCTTCCCATTCTGGATTACCAACAATACGAAGAGCACCACTTTCAGCTAACGCGCAAAGAGGTTTAAATCGAGTGAGTTTACTACTATGTCCGCTCATTGTTTTCAACCTTACACAAACACCTTCTTCAGCTAATTTACGTTGATAATATTGTGCTGCAATCTTCCCACTTGAACCTGGATCAACTGGAATACATACATCACATTCATCAATACCATCAGCAAAAGCAGTTTCTACAACTGTACGTAACACAGTGTCTGTTCTGGCCCTGAATCGTATAACATCTTCAATATAGTAGATGCCATACTTATCCTTACTCATCTTAACACCAACAGTCCAATCAGGATTATTATTAGAAGTAGGAGAAGCTTCTGTAGCAGCAAAATCCCATGCTCTAATACGTGACACAATACCAGAAGGAATTTCATCAACGCGCTCCACCCAATCTCGTTTAAAATAACCTGAAGATGCTTCTTTAGCTGTCCAGCTTCCATGTAAGAATTTTAGCTGGTTGACATGTGGCTGACTAAGTAAGTTAGCTAGGTAAGAATTATTCTTAGGAGGAAGCAGATAAGGATTATCAAAAACTCCTGTAGGAATAAACCTAAATGATTTAGGCATAAACAATTCAGAAAGTTTATCTTTAGGATAAGACTCAACTTCTGATTCTGTCATTCCATGAGCATATTTCATACCACGTGGCTTACCATGAAGCTCAAAACACTCTTCTGGAGAATCTGCCCAAAACACTTGATTATCTAGCGTAACAAACCAACGTATCCTATGTTCTGTACCTTCAACAGGAACACCTGTAGCAGGATCAAGAGAATATTCAACCCAGCGTTTCAAAAAGCTATTTAAATCAGGGTTACATGAAGCAATAAGTTGTGGATGTATTTTGCTATGCGCAGAACGTAACCGAGACAATAAAAATAAGAATTGCTTCTCAGTCCATTTATCAGCAGCTTCATCAATTAATGCCCTAGTGAGCTGAGAGCCTTGCCAAGAGCCTAAATCGTCATCTGTTGCAATTGCAGAGAATGCTATAGTAGCTCCACTAGGGAACTTCCAAATCATCGCCTGAGACTTGTATTCACCTTTAAACTGGGTGTATATGTCCTTGGATTCATCTATCAATCCACCTTGGCGTTTTAGCTCAGGATAGGTTCTACGGAAAATTGTACAACGGAAATTCTTATCTTTAATGCCATCTAAATTTTTTGTTAAACAGGTGAAACTATTATGTGTTACAATAAAATCTGTTGTGATGAAGAGTTTTTCTTCACCGGATATTCCTATGCATGTGGCGTAATCTTTACAAGAGTAAACAATGTCCACAATTTTATTGCCAACATCTTTATTAATACAACGTTCCAGCTTCCTTGGTAAACTAAATAGTTTATAAGAATTTGGGCCACGGATGTACAATTTATACACTAAGCTGCA